CTGCTCTTTCAGCCAATCCAAGATGGTTTCCATGTTTTCGGCGCACCAACCGGGGGTTTCGGCCTCCCGGCGGTCCATCTCCGCCGCGCGGGCATTGCAGGAGCAATTGGGGGTGGCGACGATGCCGATGTACTTCAGCAGTGTTTTTAGCTCAGTCCCCGGGCCACCAGTGACGGGCACTGGCTCCGAAACGGACTGCGGGGCGACATCGGGGCAGGGGTCCACCGTGGTGGAAAGGGTGACTTCAAATATCCCGCTGTTGTCATTAACGCATGTGTCGTTAGCGCGGAATGAAACAGCCCCAGCCCCGGGGATTCCAGAGTACGAAGTGCCAATTGAAAATACCGCGCCACCGACCTGCATCATTAAACGCATGTGACAGCCAGGGTACGGCGAACAGCCAGGGCAGCAGTCGCATGCGCCGGATGTAACACCGCTTGGAGTGGCGGTGCTGCCGGGACCGTTCCACTGCACAGTGCCGGTTGCGGAGACACTGATGGCTTGGCCCGCAGTAAGCGTCACACCAGCCGCTTGCCAGCCGTTCACGGCGACATTAACTTGGATATTGTAAATGGCAGAGGTTGGTTTACATCCTGCGTCACCGCAGCACTTCTTCCCATCCCCGCAGCCGTCAACGCATGTGCCGTTCTTGCATGTCTGACATGGCCCACATGGAGGATTGCAGTCTGCGGGAGGCACATTGGCCTTGCACTTTCGGTCGCACTCTGCTGCAGACCACCACCGATCCTGACCAGGAGGGCAAAATCCTATTTGCTCGCTGCAAGTTCCGTTGTCTTTGTTGCAGCAGTAGACGGGTACTGGGCCGGGGTCTGGAGGGTCCGGCGGAGGAGGGGGGGGTGGCTCTGGCCCATTGCCGCTGTCTGGGCACGTTGAGCCCGCACCGGAAAACTCACCCCCTTGGAACTCGCAGTCGCATGGATCGGTTTGAAGGCACGTAAACTCGCCATCGACTACAACCCAGCAGGCTCCTGGGGAACACAGGTTATCAGAATGCCATGTTCCGTTTTGGCATGTCTGGCATATGCACTGGCCTACATCTGTATCGCACTTTCTATCGACACAACATCTACCAAGTTTTCCGCAAGTCATACGTTATGGCGCAAGGTAAGTGATGTAGTCCGGTGACGTGGACACTGTGAGAGTTAGCGGAACGTCAACTTCTTCATACGTTAACTTTATCTCACAATCATCTCCAAGCTCTGCTTTGGTGACGGTTGACACAGGACAAAATCCGCTAATAGACACACTAGTGATAACTCGCGCGCGGGCTGGCCGACCGTTCCGACCACCACCCCCGCCACCACCACCTCCGAAAATAGGCATAATCGGCTGAAGGTTAGGGAAGCTAATCGTCGGCGCGCTGACGGCACCACCGCCGCCGCCAATCTCGCTTGGACCAGACTCGGGAGGCGATCCGCCGTTGATGGTCGTTACGTTGATGTTTTGCGTGGTTATGTTGTTTGTTGTCAGGTTCTGATACGTGGCGTTGTTAGCAGTGGTGTTATCAAAGAAACTGTTTCCACCCACGTTGAACGTAGGCCCGCCGTAGTAGCTGTTGGCTGCAAACTCTTGGTTGGTGGGAAATGAAAACTGCGCGCCTCCGTAGTTGGTGGTGTACCAGTTGCCGTTTGTGTACCCGCCAATGTTGGGAGCTTCGTAGTAGTATTGGGATGAGTTTTGAGGAAAGACGTTTTGGTATAACTGCGGATTCCACATGCCCGGTGCCATAACGCCATTGCGATTTGTGGGCTGCGGAGGCGATAGGGTTACCGCTCCACGGTGAACGAGAGATTGCTGACAGTTTCCCAGAGACTGGACAAGAGCTTTGACTGCAACGTCTGGAAGATAGCCACCGACAGCGTTGAAGAGAGAGGGTGCGGATTGAGTAAACATCAACCAACTCCTTCGATTGTGAGTCCGAACAAGCGGACGGCATCTCCAGATAGCGTTGCGGCCTGAGTACCACCGACGGCTATTGCGACATGTCTGTCGCCGCCCACGTTCTTGTCGTCTCTGTGCCCAGAGAAATAGGCACGCGCAAACCCGTTTGCCGATCCAAGTGCAGATCGGGCAGTCTTCATATCCAGCACTGCGGCGGTTCCACCAGCAGTGGACGTGAAGCCACCACGGTCACCTGCTATCGCGGCGGGCCGGGGCGTGGATGAGTTGTTGTAGTGCAATCGCACCTGGAGGGCAGACGAATTGACGGTCGGGCTGTACAGCACACCAACCGACCTGCTCCCGCCGTCAGGGGCAGGGTCTGTCAGGGTCATATTGCCGGTGCGGAACTCATAAGGGATGGGAGCGCCCTGCAGATCGGTGTAGCCACCGTAATACACAAACATCCCGCCGCCCGTTCCCCATAGGGTGTCTTGCCGACCAGAAATGTTTCCAGATGTGGAGGATGTTATTGGAGTGGCATACCTCTCCTCCCACCAAGCCTTTGTGGCCACGCCGTAGCACAAGGCCCGTACCGGAAGGGTTTCACCAGACCGGCAGTAGAAGAACCGCACTATCTGCGTGGCGTGATCAGCGCGGACATGGAACGATGCAGATGCTTGGAAGTCGATTACACGCTCGCGCCAGTAGTTGTCCACGGGAATAGACACTGGGTCAGCTTGGTTGCCGTCAAAGGCATACAGCCCATAACTGTCAACGATATACGCGGTGCCGGAAAGGACATCCCAGCACTGCGAATTCAGAAGTCCGCGATAGGCCACAAGGGTTATCGACGCATCGATGACCGGCTGAGCAACATACTGCAAGCGATAGAGGTGGCGAGACTGTGCAATTGCCAGCATTGACCCAAGCGGGATGAGGCTGACGATTGCGTCCGGGTCTGCGACGTTCTCCTGCAAAACCATCTCGTTGCTCTCTGGGACAGCTTCTGGTTCGTCCACTTCGCTGTACAGCATTGAGTTGGGCCGGTCGCCGGATGTGTCCACCGCGTACCACGCACGGTCTTGGAACATTGTCGCAACGGCAAAGTTCCCTGACGGGGGCGTAAAGCGGCGGGCGTTGATCTGACCGTTGGGCAGCGTGACGGGCATCAGACCGTACTGAGATCGCCCCGTGTCTTTGAGGTCGTCGTCAGACAGCGTGTCCACATACGAACCAAAGAAATCTGGGGAGGATCGCTGAATTGTTGCAACGCGGAACAGGATCACAGACTGATCGGCAGTAGTACGCCAAAGCTCCATGGCGGTTACGCGGTCCTCCAGACCGCTATGGGAAAAGTTCCAAGTCATCGACCCCGCGCCAGTCGTAGCCGCCACTTCAACAAGGTCCGATATTGAGGAAGGCATAGGCCCGCCACGGCTTTCGGACGTGGAATCCAAGTAGCGAACGCAGCACTGGTATGTGCCGCTAACCGGCTCTGAGAGCGTGGCTGTAGCTTTCGCCGTGGAGTCGTTGATGTATGCCGTTGGTATGCCGCCGTATTCGCCGCCCGCGTACACCGTCGCCCCTGTCAGTCTTCCACCAGATATCACCGCAGTGGCGGCTGCGCCGGACCCAAAAGAATCTTGGGCTTCTGGGAGAAACGTGATGATGGGCACGGATCGATAGCCAGACCCACCGTTTGTGACGGTGAGGGCTTTAACGCGGTACAGCATGTCAACCGAAACCTCCGCCCCACTGCCGACTCCAACCAGCGTAGCAGTCACGCCGCTGGTTGTGGCACCCGTGCCAGCCGATAACAGCTTCACTTCCGTGACCTTGCCGCCAGAAACTGTGACGGTTGCCGCCGCTTTAATTAGTCCTTGGGCGCTGGAGAACACCAACTGTGGGGCCGACGTGTAGTTAGTGCCCTGCGAGGTTATCGATATTGTGTCTACGCGGCCCAGTACGGCTACAGACAAAGTGGCACCACCAGCGATCCCACCGGACAAAGCGACGGTGGGCGTGTCTTGGTAGCCCGCACCACCATCCGTGACTTCGATCTGGGTTACACGTCCATTGAGGAGGGATGCCTTGGCAGCTGCCGCGCGTTCTGGAGTGCCGCCAGTGAATACAACTGATGGCACGTTGTTGTATCCGCCTCCGTAACTCACCAACTGGACGGCGCTCACGTACCGGCTTGTGGAGGATGAGCCCACCGTGATCGTCGGCCCAACGGCTGGCTTAGTTATTCCAAGTTTCTCCACGGAACCAGAGTCGCCGTTCCACCGCATGCCACGCCCCATGCCGTCAACACCGTACATGTCGTTGCCGCGCCCCTTAAAGAAGGACATGGGCCGCAGCGATCCGGTGTAGGCAAACGCACTGGCAGAAGCACCAGTGCCTCCACCGCCGGAAAATTGGATTGTTGGCGATCCGGTGTAGCCGGTTCCTCCAGCAGTGACAACGACAGACTCCACGGCAGTGCCCGCCATATGGGCCACGGCAGCTGCGCCAGTCCCGCCCCCGCCGACAACAGCGACGGTTGGCTGGGAGGTGTAGCTTGCGCCACCAGTAAGGACAGAAATGCTGACGACAGACCCAGGCTGGCGGGTGGAGATGACGGTCATACTGTGGGATACCAGAAGGGGGAATTCGGGGTTTGGAATGGCACCCAATACCTACCCAGAGCGGTCACGCGGAGCAGCGGAATTCTGAATGACGCAAACGATTGTGCGGAGCTTGGGTATGACGTGGTGCCATCGCCAGCGCCAGACGAAAAGCCGGACTTAAATGAAGCCTGCGCACCGTTGATGAACACGGTGTAGCCACCGCTACCATTTGACGGGTATAGCTCCATTGCAATATGCGCCCACTGCCCGCGCAATGAACTTAGACTGACGGTGCTTGTGATATACGGGTTGCTTGTCGCAAACACTGCAGTTGATGCTATGCGAGTAAAAACCAAATCCCCACTGACGAGTGCAACTTTCATTACCGATGACACAAACGATGATCCAGCCGAGAAACTACCGGATTGCACTTGCATTACATCATCGTTGGTGCCCGTATCGGGGATAAACATCCACCACTCCACGCACTGAGCGCTCACCTTGGAAACGTCACTAGGAGCGGATGCGCCGGTAGTCAGGTTGTATGCAAAATCAACATAACCATATTTCCAAGAACGACCAAAACGGTCGGAAGAAGCTGCGGTGTCACCCAAGGAAAGCGTCGATGATGTGAGCGAACTATCAGACGCGCGGGTCACAAGCCTCTGACTGTTAGCGTCCCACAAAAAGCACACGCGGCTCCAATATGGGTCGGAAGTGCTGCCAGTCGATATCCCGCTGGTTGTCACGTAGTCATTCAGAGCGGTTCCAGACGAATCCATCAACCGCGTTCTGACGCTGAACGGACTAGAAGGCGGAGGCGATATCCAGTAACGACTTCGCCCTGTGTAGTAGGGAGTCCATGTGACTGCGGACGGTGCGGTCGGATAGGCGGCAAACGAACTGCCGCGCTTGGTAATCGCCGTCCAGGTTGCGCCCGAGTCCAAGCTGTACTGGCCGTCGATGTAGGACACCGTTGGACAGCCCTTGGTCGGCAGGTTCACGGTCAATGCAACATTGCCATCCAATGTCAGTGTTTCGGTGACTGTGTGCGGGCCGGTAGAACCGGAGGCAAATGGCGTGGACAAAGCGGACGAAACGGTGGATGAGCCAGTGCCAGCAAAATTTGTCAGCGACACGTTCCAGCGCCCCTGTGATTCCCCTCCGTAACATGCCGGTACCGTGATAGTGCGAGCCGAAAGATCCAGCAACGCATTTGGTATTTGATTGGCAGTAGCATTTCCGGTCCATACCCCAGATATGTAATAACCATACCACACCGAGGCACCGGATATTGCAGCGCCGCCATCATTTTGGGTAGTCCAAGACAGCGTGACCGTACCATCGGATGCGGTGGCTGTTAGGGCCGAGGTAATGGACGGTGCGGTTGCAATGCGTCCAGATGCAGGGCTAGTGCTATACGGACCAGTGCCTACAGTGGATATAGCAGCTACGCGGTAGTAGTATGTCGTTGTGGCATTAAGCCCAGTAATTGTGGCCGTGGTTGTTGTGCTTGTGGTTTCGGCATACACAGTCCATGGGCCAGACGAGCTTGTGCCGTACTGGATGAGGTAGTCTGTGATCCGCGATCCGTAGGAGTTTGGAGCAGTCCAAGACAGCGTGAGAGTGGTGTCCGTAAGGCTGGTGGCATATCCAGCCGACAGGGTTGGAGTGCCCACGGCAGCGGGAACCTGACCGACGACTACACTGGCCGACTCTGTGCTGTAGCTGCCTGTGCCGACAGAGTTCACCGCCGCCACGCGGAAGTAATAGGTGTAACCGTTTGTCAGGCCCGAAATGGTGTACTCCAGCACATTGCCCACCGTTCCATAGGTGGTGTAGGAGGAGGTGGTGGAACGGCGATACTGCAGGACATAGCCGGTGACTGCCGACCCGCCGTCATCTGAAGGAGCGGTCCAGTTGGTGAACATCTGCGTGTTGCCACCGCTTACCAGCGCGTTTATTGGCGCTCCTGGTGGGCCGACTGGCGTTACCGCGGCGCTCACTGTGCTGTAGTTTCCAGTGCCCACAGCGCTGACGGCGGCCACGCGGAAAATATAAGACGTGCCATTTGTCAGGCCCGTCACGTTTGTTTGAAGAACAGTCGAAGTTCCATCCGTAAAAGTAGTCCACGTCGAACCAGCGTTTGAAGAATACTGAACCACATAGTCTGTGATGACGCTGCCGCCACTGTCGGATGGAGCAGTCCATCTCACGGTCACGTAAGCGTTGTTTGCTGTGCCGATAACGCTTGTCGGGGCTAGCGGGACGGTCTGCGGTGTCACTGACGATGATGTGACATACGCGCTTGCGCCTTCAGAATTAACCGTAGCAACACGGAACGTGTAGGCGGTTCCGTTCGTCAACCCTGTGGCAGTGTAGGACGTTGTGGTGCTGGCGCTCTTGGTGATTGTGGAATACGCCCCACCGGCAACGGACACCTGGATCTGGTAGTCGGTGATTGCAGCCCCGCCAGTGCTTGCCGGTGCCGTCCAAGACAACGCCGCTTGCGTGTTCCCTACGGAGACGGTCAGGTTTGTTGGTGCCCCGGCGAGGGTGCGCGGAGTCACGTTGCCTGTCGAAACGGAATACGGACCAGCCCCAACTGAATTGCTGGCCGATACGCGGAACTGATAGGCAGTCCCGTTTGTCAGCCCAGTTACCGTGTAGTTTGTATTGGTGTTCGTCCCATCCGACAGCGTTGTCCACGTAGCCCCAGAGTCTACGGATCTCTGGATGGTGTAGTCCGTTAGGCCAGACACGTTGTTGGCGGCGGGTGCCTGCCACTGCAACTGCACCTGAGTGTTGCCGTAGGTCGCCGTCAGGCTTGCCACTTGGTCGGGAACACCAATCGGGTACACGGGGGTCAAATAAGTTGTGTACGCACTGGTTCCTGCGGAGTTCTTTGCAGCCACGCGGAAGACATAAGCCTGACCGTTTGTCAGGCCAGATACGTTTGTGGATGTTGCTGTGGATGTGCCGTCCGCAAACACCGTCCACGTCTGACCAGCGTTGCCGCTGTACTCCACCACATAATCAGTGATCGCTGTGCCGCCATTATTGGTCGGTACCGTCCAAGACAACGATGCGCCAGAGTTGGCCGCAGTAGCTGAAAGGGAACTGGGGGAGTCGGGCGCGCCAACTGGCGTTACGGACGAGGTGGCAGAGCTATAAGGACCGATGCCGTAGTTGTTCGTAGCCGCCGCCCGAAACACATACGCCACACCGTTGGTCAGTCCGGTGACCGTCGCAGATTGTGCGGTAGCCGACAACGCATAAGTCCACGTTGTGCCCCCGTCAGTGGATCGCTGGACCGTGTATCCGGTGATGTCACCGCCGCCCGTGAATGTCGGGGAATCCCAAGCAACCGTCGCTGAAGCGTTGCTGGCAGTAGCGGTGATGTTGAGCGGGGCAGATGGAACGCCAGTGAGCGACGGGCCACCGCTAGATTGCGTCGGCTTTCCTGAGAAAATGTTTCCGACCGCATCTTGGTACACAATGATGCTGCCGCCGGAATGCGGGAAAGAAAACGATGCGACCACCGGGAGGGTGGCGGAAACGGTGCTAGACAGGGTGTAGGCTTGGAGGCCGGGGCGGACGTTTAGCTGACCAGGAGACAGGCACTGCACATTGACCTGCGTCACAGCCGCCCCCGGTGGGAGGGCATACGGAGACGCATTGGTGACTAGACCGGCGAACTTCTCAATGTTGATCACGTAGGGTTGCCCCCATCAAAGTTGTCGCTTTGGAGCGGAGTCCTCCATGCCATGGCATCGAAGATGACTCGCTGCGGTTGCTGGAACGGAGTCAGCTGATCGGACTCCATCGCCAGCCTGAGATCCCGCTGGTACATGGCGAAGGCATTGTCGGGCTTGGCGTTTCGCACCCGAGCCAGCCAGTAGGTGGCACAAGACAGGAATCCGTTCACCATGCCGGGAGACATGTCGCAGATGTCCGTGACCAAATATAGGACGTTCGTCCCGGTCAGCGGAGTTGAGATGGTGCAGGACGTTGCGCTTGCAACCGCTGTGATCACCGCTTCGTCCGCATAGGGCTTCATCGACCCGTCGCTGCCGGGAGACTCTGTAGCGGTCCCGATCCGAAGAACCGAACCCACCATGCCCTGAGTGAAAGCCGTGCCCGTGCCCGTAACAGTGGTGCCAGAGATGCTGACCGTGCCCTGTCGGGACGCTGCCTCATGCCCAGAGATCCGCAAACGCCTGGGGAGGCGACGATAGGTGAAGTCCAAGTTGCTGTTCTCAACCGGATACCCAACAACCTTAATGGCCCAGCCCGTGCCCTGCGGGTCTTTGATGACCGTCCACGCATGCGGAGGGCCAGCCAGGTTGTTTGCGTTCTCCAGCTTCATTGCTTGGTCAGCGGTCACGTAGATGAACCGAGTCCACGCTACGTGATCGATGGGAGAATCGACCGTGCGGAAGTCCGCTGGGAGAGGGAATGTGTCTTGGTAGATGATTGCAGGCGTTGGGTCTGTCAAATCAGTTGGGTGGGTCAGGACGGGATCGCAGAGCAAGCGTGTGTTGCTGACCCGCTGGGCGATCTTCAGCACCGTGTTGTTCACACGCATCCGACACAGCACCGCATTGGAAGGAAAGGCATCGCCAGACACCAGATCGATGTAGCGGGTGTCTTTGCTGTACGTGATAGTCCCGTGCCACACGGTGAGGAACTTAATCCGGCCATGCATCTGGTAGTAGTTCCAGTCTCGCAGCGTTGAGAATTCGCTGTAGGCCCGCTGGGCTGACGTGCGGATGTCGGCCTGCTCCGCGTCTTGCGGCCCGCCGTAGCTGGCGGTGATCAGATGTTCGATTGCGTCGTAGTACGTGAGCATGTCACCCAGCCTTTATGATGTAGAGAGTCGTTGATGCTGGGGCAGAGATGGCGTTGTATTGCGTCAAAGTGAGAGCGACGATGTTCGTAACGGTGGACGCGCCGGTGCTGCCAGTGACGTTGGTAGCCACAACTCCAGACACATCGCTGGCGACGTGGCTGTGGGAACTAGGGGCAAAGGTGCTTGGAATATCCGTTAGCGAGCTATAGGAAGGGATCGGATGAACATGGTCACTGCGGCTTGCCGCACCACTCACGCCCGCCGATGCGGTGCCAAGGCTTGCTGGGGTGGCATTTGAAAGCGTGGCTCCACCGGAACCCTGAGCCACCGACCCTACTCCTCCAGCTGCAGTGCGGTAGTACAGAATCCCGGTGCTTTGATTAATTGCCAGTTCACCGTCCTCCAATGACGAAGGGACGGCAGAGGGAGTGTTGCTGCGCTTTATCCGCGTTGGTGGCATTCTCGCTCCTATAAAGCTGCAAGGGCTCGTACTACGCTGGTCATCCGGCTTTCCTCACGTTGCGTAGACGCTTACGGTGTCAATTAGTTGCGATGCCCAGTCGCCGGACGATGCGTTCGCCACAATAGTAAACACGTCGCCAGAGTTCCCGGTTGTGTTGCCCGAGAAATTGGACTGCCCTCCGTTTCCGCTTGTGGCAAAAGCTGTCCCGTTCTTTTTGAAACTGAAGGTCTGTCCGCTATCGGTTTCGTCTGCGCAATTGCAAGACATATAGACAGTTGTGCTAGTAGTTAGTGTGAACGTATATCGCAGCATGCCGTCTGATTCGTTGTAGTACACTGCAGCGGCGCGGGCGTATGGTGTTCCAGAAGCACCCGTTCCGCTGAACGATGCTGTGCTGCCGTTGTTCCTGGCGATTGTTAGCTTGGCAGAAGCGGCGACAGGCCAGACCTGCGTTGTCCCGAGATACACCTTGCTAACTGACGCGGTTCCCAGTTTGTAATCAGACGGTGTTGCTGTGCCGAGATTGATGCCCAAGGCTCACCCCGAGATGATGTATAAGGTGCTGGCCGACTTGGAGCCGAGAGCCGTGTACGCAGCTGAAGTCAGGTAGACGATATTTGTTACCGCGTTAGCACCCGTTATGCCGGTGGTGCTGCTTGTCAGGTTTGCGGACACAGTTCCAGATGAAACTGAGAGTCCGGCCCCAACGATCACCGTGCCCAAGGTGCTGTTCGTAGCCGCAGGAGGGGCGAACGAAGTCACCACCCCTGATCCGTTTCTGTAAAACAGCTTGCCGTCTGCTTCGTTAATTGCGATCTGTCCACTCACCAAAGTTGGCGTGTTGCCAGCCGTGGTAGAACGGAGGATTCTGACGACATTGGCCAACTAAAACGTGCCCCCATCAATCGAAGAAGAAGGACTGAGATAATCGGTGTCAACAACAGCCGCGCTGTAGGCCGATCCGTTTCCTTTCAGCAACCCCGTGATTGCCGAAGTAAGCCCCAGACCGCCGTAACCAACAGCGACCGTGGTGCCCTGCCACACGCCAGTGCCAATCGTTCCGACACTCGTCAACGAAGAACTCACAACAGCGGACCCAAGAGCCGTGGCCGTCAGGACGTTGGTCCCGTTGATCTTGTATGCCTTGCCAGTAAGGAGATTGAAATTCTCGCTGCTGGTCCAAGACGAGGTGGATGACACCCAGTTCAGTGTGTAGTCGCCGGTTCCGTGGAGAGTGATTCCGCCGCCATCCGCAGCGGCATCGGTTGTGCTGCCCTTTGCCAACTCAATGTTTTTGTCGGCAACCGACAGAGTTGTAGAAGAGATGGTGGTGGTCGTACCGTTGACAACCAAATTGCCACCGACAGTGACGTTGCCGCTGAACGAAGCACCGGACAACAAAGCGTAGTTGGCAAGCTGCGTGGATACGGCAGATGCCACGCCAGATGAGATGGCGCTGTCCACATAGGATGTTGAGGCAAACGCACCGCTACCGCCGATGGAGATGATGCTCGTTGCCGTGCCGCCAGCACCACCAGTGCCAGTGCCGTAGTACAGTATGTTTGTCTGTTCGTTGTAGCACAACTCGGCGTTAGCCAGGCTACTTGGTGCCCCAGCCCCGCTGCCACTTGCCCGTCGCTTAATACGAATCGTTGCCATCAGAAATTCCCTCCATCTAAAAGTGTCGCTTCGGGGTGGTTCCGCCACTTCCCGTTCGACCAGCGCATCACATCGCCGGTCCTAATGTCTGTCATTTCCACATCGCTGGAGGACGGTAGCGAAAACCGGAGGGCCGTCAGGAGATAGGGGAGATCCTTCCACCGCGTCACCCCGTCCCCTATCTTTATTGCCCCTACACCGAATGCCCCGTCGCTGTAGCTGAATGTGTCCGCTGACGGGTCGGTGCCTGTGGGAACGTCTCGTTCGTAGCCCACCTCACCAGGCAGCAAGACGGGGTTTTTGAACAGCCATTCGGCAGACGTTCCGCGTCGAAACTGGAACTCCTTGTAGCTCATACCCCACGCCCCTTTGGCCGATAGGCATGCTTCTCAATTACTCGCTCGCGGAGATCCGCAGTTTTGGCAGACGGCGTTAGCCGTTTCTCACGGGCGATCTCTTCCCTGAGAATCTTGTCGCTGATCAGCTTTCGCTTTGGTGCTGCGGGGCCGGGGTCATAGTTCACCGTGCCGCTGACATGGAGGCGACGGGCTTGGGCAACTTTGAGGATCTCGTCATTGCTAGACACCCATGCCTTGGGATCACGCCAGCCACGCTTGTCAGCCAATCCGCCCACGTAGTATTTGCCAGAGATGCTTACACCGGCCTTCGTCGCCTCGGCCACAACGTACTTGGCCTGACGCTCTGGCATGTCGTCCAGCTGCTGGTTGTTCATCCGGCCTTCCATAAATGCACGGTCTGTACCGGAAGTTCCCGGGGCGACCTGCATCGCCACCATGGTCGCCCACTTCTCACCGTAGGGCAGGGCACGCTTGTACGTGGCGATGGCTTCTTCGCCAGCGCGCTTAACTTCAACCGGGATTTCCATTTGGCGGTCCTTGCGGTGGGGGCTGCGGCGGTCCTCCCTGTGGCGGCGCACCAGGGGGAGGCGGAGGAGGAGGCGGAACCATATAGCGGCTCACGTCCACGTTTAGTGCCTTGCCCCAGTCCTCCAACAAGGCATTGAATAGCTCTGGCCGACCGGCTTGTAGCATGCCCTGACTGACAGGAGCGAGGATCTGCATTGCGTTGGTGATGTTCTCAACGCGGGTTGCGTTGTTTGGCTTCTTCACCGAACCGGCTTCAACGCGGTACGAATACTCGCGCACCACCGACTCCGGGTCTTCGCCCTGCACATGCATCTGCCACGCTTGCGCAGCCATTGGCCCCAGCATCGGAGCAACGTCCTGCGGGCCAATCAACCACCGCGCCAACAGCGCTTCCTTGCGGGCACAGAGCGACAGCGCGTCTTCCAAGATGTTTGCATAATCGTCGGGCCTGACCGAAATTTGCTCCGCTTTCACCTGCGCTTCTGCAGCTGACCGGAACTGATTCCTGGTCATACCATAAATGAGTTCTGTCAAACCCACGCGGCGGTCGAAAAGCGCGGTGACCTCTGAGATAATCTGATACATGTCGGACGTGACACCGGGCATCTGGAAGACCGATATCACATCGTTGACAGACCGACCAACTGCCTCGGCAATTTCTACGATCTTAAAGCCGCCTTCATCCTTTTCCAAAATCTTAGCTTTTAGGTCTGGGTCTGCAGATTTCGCTACACCAATCAGCACCTGTGCGCTGGTGGCAATGCGCGTAGCAAGGAAGCTCATCGCCCAATTAATAAATCGAAGCTCACCAATACCGGGCCGGATCAGACTGATTGGCCAGCTGTAACCGGGCTTGCCATGCAGGGAGTACAATGTGAACGGCCAGCCATTCGGCTCAGCCCAAAAGGGGATCGGCCATTGCGATGCCATAAACATCGCCTGCGACACACCCGTATCGTCCACTTCGTCCTTCAGCAACTCTTCCGGCATGTTCAAAGGGTGGTCCACGCCTTCTGCCACAACGATGTAGCAGTTGGGTCCGAACGCATCAAACTTGCCGCGCAGGTCTTTGTCGGCATTCTTCAGCCGGTCACCAAACCCCGTCTTAGAATAAATCTCCCAGTAGATGATCATATCGTTGGTCTTGCCCAACTTGCGCTTGTACTCAAAGCCGCGCTCGTTGTTGTCACCACGGGAAGCGTAGCTCTCCAAATGACCTTTCAGATCCTCACGGTTCAGACCGAACTTTGCAGCTACCTCATCGACTGGCTGCACTCGCTTGCGAGCGGCCCAGCGGATATCAGAAAAGTCGTCCGCATCGGGATCCCAGACTAGGTTGTCGATGGTGTCGTAGAAGGAACCCGCCATCTTTGTCTGTGAGCCTGGGGCGGAATAAAGCTCATGCCACCAGACACCAGCACCCTTAATGAACGCTTCTTCAACCACCTTGCGGGAGTGGCCTTTGAGGTCCAGTTCGTTGGGGGTGTAGTTCAGATAGTCTTCCAAGAGGCGGGAGACGAGCTTTCGCTTCTCCAGCATTTCCTGCTGCTGCTGGAGTCCCTGCTGGTACATCTGGACCCCGGGATCGGGCATCATCACCGGCTGGCCATCGGGGCCGATGATGGGCTGACCGTCTGGCCCCATTGCTGGAACCGGGGGCTGTGGCTGAATGCCAAGCAGCGCCGGTCCAATGATGGGGTACTCCTTGGGGGTAACGGCCCGGTTGGGGTTGCGGTGATGGATGACTGCCGTGAAGAGCCGGACTGCTTCCCAAACACGGTTGACCTGCATGCGAAACGCAGGTGGGGTCATACCCTTGTTGTAGCCGCGCTCGCCCCGGGCATACCCGTCCTTCCACATAAAGTCCGGGTCACCCGCAAAGAAGTTCATCGCCTCGTCACCGTCTTCGGTGAACGGCTTCTTATGAGACTGGGCCTGCTTAATGCATTCCAGCCAGCGGGCTACGATGGGGCGAAGCGGCTTTTCCATGGATACTCCTATAGGTAAGTGCCCTACTTACCCCTACGGGATTCCAGATCGGCCACCTTCCGCTCCAGAACAGCCACTTTCTCGCTGAGAATGGCGTTCTTCTGAGGCTTGTGTTCCCAGAACCCGTAATCGCCCCACGCCGGGAAGTCGTTCACGCCCGGGTCGGTGGTGTGGTGGACCGACTGCTTCTCAACCCCGCCGTACCCCGGGGCGACCGCCCACAGCGTTAGGGTCCGCGAGGCCGCTTTCGTCACCATAGCCGGGACAACATCCGCGTCTTTGTGGGCACGGAACAAAACCCAGTCACCCACCTCGGCGGTAGGCATTACATAATCACTCATCGTCGGCTCCCCATTGGTCCCAAGATAATGCAGTTGTCTTCGGACGACTGCGACCTGCGGCGTTTATCCGCCAGGTATTTCACCCACCACGGATCTGGACCGTAGGTTTTCGGTGGCGGGTGGTATTTCGGCTCATAGGCGCAGAGGTACTCCACGCACTGACAGGCGTGGACTTCCCCTCGGCTTTGCGGTTCGTCGGTCACGTATATCTGACCATTGACGGTGGTCGTCTTTTTGCGGTAGCGGCGGATCTCCCGCATCAGATTGGGGCAGGTGCCCTCCAAGAACTTCAGCCTGGTGGTCCCGTCCCCACGGACGTGGAGCATCTGCCGGACGAGCGCGGTGCGGGCCGGAATGTCGTCGGACCCAGGCATAAACCCAAACCCGCTGATCTGGGCGCGGATGTTCCGCTTCTTTAGCTCTTCAGAATAAAGCTCATGCGGTAGCCGACCAGACCCCAAGTCACGGAGCATGCCGCCGTGCATGTCCATTATGAAGTTGTAGTAATGCTGTCCATCGGCCTTCTGGGCGAACTGCTCGCCAAAGATGAGAGAGTTTGCCTGCCGGATATAGAGTTCGTCGTAGATCAGAAGAAACTTCTCGTCTGGCGGCACTGCTCCAAATATGCAGGCAAGGACCGTGTGGCCCGGGTCAATTGCTACGTACTTCGTCCAGTCTGATGGAACTTGCCCAGCGGGTAGATCCTCTCGCCGCAGTACATGCACCGCTGGATTGAACGTCGGGTACATAAGCGTGGACTCTGTGGTGAACTCGCCTTCGGCGCGCATCCGAAGCTCGTCCATCCCCAAGGCAGACCACCGTTCAATGTTCTTCTTCTTTTCCTCTTGGTCAATGTGGGCGTTATCCAAAAACCGCAGGGTGAACTTCTTAATGATTGGGTTCTCACGCCCCTCTTCCTCTGCCTTGTCCGCACGTTCACACAACCCCAGCAGCGCATCGTTTTGAGAATGTGGCATAGCCGACCAAACAAACCGGCCTTTGCGGTCGGCAAGCCTCGCCTGCATTTCTCCCACCCATCGCTCGTTGTTAATATCCTCATCAATATGTACCAAGTCGGCTTGGAAACCTTGTGGGGGTTCGCCCTCTGAAGAGAAGCAATTAATAGTCCAACCGTTAGTTAGCTCGCACTTATTGAGGTAACTGGCGTTCTTCAGCACCCAACTCATATCCTTTATCATCCGGGGCGGGATGAGGGGCGGAGCCGGTTTCGCCTTGGAGACATCGTCTTGCCCAGGCCGGAAAGCTCTCCACTGACCTGTCGTCTCGTCCTTTATCATTTTGAACGCGCCCGCCCGAAACAGCATCGGCACCACCACCAGTCCTATGTGGGGCCAGTTCCGGCCTACTATCACCAGATTCCCGCCCTCCTTCGGATATTTCCCGTATGGGTCTTGTCCGGTGGCTGCGCGTGCATCCTCTATGAAACTTGCGGCGCTCTTGCCCGAGTTGTGGTTGGGCACCCCGGCGATGAGGTAGTTGTGATAACCGAACACCTCTATGTCCCATATTTCTCCTTGCCCTAAATACTCGCAGGAGGTAATATACACATGTTCATTACCCCCCGAAGGAGCATTGCATGGGTCGTCACAATAAGATCGACTGGCCGGTTGAGCAGTTAAGAACGTGGTATGAGGTTGAGCGCAAAACAGTGGTTCAGATAGGTGAACTGATGGGCGTGAGTTCAAAGGCTGTGAATAAGGCTTGCAAGCGTCTTGGCTTTCAGATGCGCCGCCGGGGGCCGAAAAATGGCGCGGAACATCCTTGCTGGAAGGGTGGCCGCACAGTGGACAAGGGCGGATACATTCTTCTGTATGTGCCAGATCACCCAAACTGCAACAGCAACGGCTATGTGCGAGAGCATCGGATCGTTTGCGAACGTGTCCTTGGACGGCCTTTGTTGCCGTCTGAAGTAGTTCATCACAAGAACGACGATCCTTCCGATAATAGGCCCGAGAACCTCCAACTGTACGACTCAAACGCAGATCACCTTCGGGAGACACTTGCAGGAAAATGCCCTCAGTGGAGCGAGGAAGGGAAGCAGCGAATTCTGGAGTCAATAAACTCCAGATCGACTTCCATTGACCGGAGGCAGCTAGCACAAGGTGGTCGCGCGTACAACGAATCTCCCCTCCATTGCTCAGGCGAAACGCATAAAGGTCGCCCCAGCCCTTAACGAAGGGCGCTGTTGCCTGCCCGCCAACAACCTCCCCTTTACACAAAGCCTCCACCCAGAAGCCGCTATTGATCTCGCTGACAGTGCGGTGTTTTTGGGTCAGCGGGTCATAGATTTTTTGGTCGCCAGCCAAGCACCGATTGCCGCCGATCAGAAGGCGTTCGCTCGCCATGCACTTGTGGAACTCCTCCTGCTTGGGCATGGGGACATACAGACGCAGAGCTTCGATCCTGCGCTCTGCCAGTTCAATCTGCACATCCCGCAGCTGATTCAACGCATGCTGCGTGATGCCTTGGACCGCAGGCTCGTCAGGTGGGGGCGGCGCTGGGATCTGTGGGTGTTTTCTCATATTCTCCGCAGTAGTCACTCAGCATTGTCGTCGGCTGAGTGTCCTCTTCCTGCGTCACTTGCGGTGGGTAGCGGTGGCACTTCCCGAACCGGGACTTCGGTCCCACTGGCTCCCACCATCGGCATGTTTGACACTCCATGCTGTATCTCCTTCAAAGGGATTCCTTGGACCGTGATCGTTGTGGCCGCTTCCAAAATGCGGTCGCGTAGCTCGTCTTCCAACTCCTCTTCAGTCCAAGCTGTGAGGGGTTTCTTGGCTCCGCCCATCGCTGTGTTGGCAGAGACGAGCCGGACTACAGTGTCCAGCATCTTGGTGCGGAACGCGCCGCCGGAAGGGGAGTCGAACAGCTGCTTCATATAGCAGTTGGCAAACCCTCTCACCCCGCCGAAGTATTCCATCAGAACCTCCAAGAGTTCTGACGAATGCGGGATGTTGGCTCCGCCGATGCGGGCCGAAGCGATGAACAGATCCACCGCGCCCTTCTCAATCTCCGCGAGTTTCTTGTTGCCCTTTTTCTTACGAACCTTCTTCTCATGGGCATTGCGGCACTTGCGACACCGCGCGTGGAACCCATCCTTTGACTTATGCCAGTTCGCCTGGGTCAACTCATAAGAGTGACCGCACTGGATGCATGCCTTGTATTCAGCCAATGGTCGGTTTCGCTGGTCGGTAATCCCACTTGGGTCGAAGGTCCATCATCTTCACGCCGCTGTCGCACTTAGCCTCCCAGCAGCTCCGAAGTTTTTCACTTACACCCTTTGCGTCAATGGCCACGGGCTTGCCAACGCACTTGGGTTTCCAGTGACCAGCCCAAGCATCCCAGTTGCAGAAGACTGGGCAGTAACCAAGACGCTGGGTGCCGACCAAAGAAATATCCCTGGTCATCGTCACGTCTTCTGTAGATGCCTTGTGCGCTGCGTACTTGTCCGACCACTCATAGTAGAACCACGGTTTGTCTGCTTCGGTCTGCGGCTCCGTAAGCTCAAACACCCGCATGTCGTACATAATCAGACCAGTAGGAAGGGCGGCGCATTCTTGGATGCCAGCCATCTTTATGGCTGTGTGCCTGTCGTACATCTCCAACTGAAAGTCTGGGTTGGGGTTGTCGTTCTGGTGGTTCTGCCACCGGAAGACATAGACGCACTCAGCGGGCGGCGGGCCACAGTAGGGGGCACCGATGACCACTGGCCCCTTCTGGTAATGGTCTACCAAGAAATCGAAGGACGACTGAAAGAAAGGCTTTGATCCTTCCGCAGTCACCAGCATGTCTGGCTTCATATCGGAATCGACCATCACCAGAACATCACACCCATATTCCCGCGCCATTAGAACGGCGCGGTTGCGGGTCATAGTGATTGGCGTGTCGGCCAGGTTCCAGATGCGGATGTCTTGGATGCGAGGATCTTTGCTCGCCTCCGACACCATGGGCACCATCCATTCCCTAATGTCGGGAACTTCAGAACTGATGCCTCCATTGCCGCCGTAACTGAACGTACAAATACCGACCGTGTATTTCTGCTGCATTGTCACCTCGGGGGATGGTGATCTATTGTACAGTATTACTTACCTGTTGCAAACGGATTTGCTTGGGTATACGGATTACTCCAACCGCTCTTCACCATCTTGCCAGCGGTGTCCCACATAGACCGAATGTCGTAGCTGGGAGGAGGAGCGTTTGAGATTGGAGATACGCCGCTCTGGTAGCGAGAGAGACGGTCGTTCAGCTGTGAGATGAATGCATCTCTGCGGGCATAGTCTGGGCTTGCGCTCGTTGCGCCACTGAAGTCAGTCGCTTGCTGGGTGAACGCATCTGGGCGATATCCCTGCTGAGCGTAGGAGTAGTTCCCCGCATCGCTGTTGCCCATCAACACCGGAGCCGCCTGTGGCTGGCCGTCGAACCGCAGTTGCTGGCGATAATGTGTCCCAGGTGCAGAGTATGACACTGCTGGCGTGTACTGCCCTGTGGACGGGGTGGGGAAGTCTTGGCGGGACTGATTCCACGCCTGAGTCCACGTTTGATTGCTAGGAGTCGGAGCGGTGGACGCTGGCACTTGCGTCACTGGACCGTAATTCGCATAGCCGTAATTCTTCATTAGCTCCGCTGGGTTAAACGGAGACTTTGCCGTTTGGTATGCCTGCTTGTATTCGCCGGAAGTATTTGTTGCGGGCGGTTTGTATTGCGCTGGGGGTTGTTTGTATTGACCCGTCCGCTCATCAAAGTTTGGACTTCCGCCCGCGTACACTGTGCCCATTAGCGATCTCCCTGTTGCGCCGTTAAACCGTCAGTGCCCATGCCGGTGCCATAGAGCATCCGCAGCCGATCTGCATCTTCCTGCGGGAGCGATCTGATTTCCGCAATCAGTTGCCGCAAGAAGTCCAAGTTCTGAATTGCTGGTGGTTGGTCCATATAAGAAAACGGGGCCAGGATGCGTTCACACCCTGGCCCCGCCCCCGAAAGCCCGTTAGGGCAGTATTACGAGGCCCGCGTCCGAACCAGAGCGAGAACCGCCGAGCCGGTGGTCGCACCGGACGAGGCCGCAAAGGCAATGACACCGATGCCGTTGTCGTTCGCAGCAGCAGTGCTGGACGACAGCGGAGACACCGTGACCCGTCCCGCCGTGGTGGCACCACTGGTCGCAGCCGTCACCACCGACAGACGATCCCGAACCGCAACGTCCGACCCCGAGAGGGCAACAGCCACCTCAGTGGGACCGTCAACGGTCACCCAGAACACGTCGTTGGAAACAACGCCAGCGGCTGGCAGGAACTCATCGACAACGCCGCAGAGCGCCTCGTTGGCCACGGCAGCGTAGCCATCGGCGGCACCCCACAGCACCGCGCCCGAACCAGCCAGACGCACAACCCGCTTGGGCAGGAGGGCGGCACCGGAAGTGTTGCGGACGGCGATGCACACCTTACGGCGATTACTGCGGACCTTGCCGGTGGTGGGGTCCACGTCGGTGAACTCCTTCACACAGCCAACCCAGTTGTCGCCATACGAACCAGACGAAATACCATACATACTGTCGTTAGGATTGGTCACACCAAGAGTCTGACCAAGACCGAACGGAGGATCAACTTGCAGTCCCATTTTTAGTAGAAACCTTTCTCAGGCAAGGGAGGTGAGTTTGAAGAAGTTACGCGGCGACTTAAACTTAAGGTTGCCGAGCGTTGACACCACGTAGCGATATTGCTGCGTGATTTCGTCATAGAATGGACCCTCGCTATTCAGCAGCTGGCCTTCCATGCAGAGAAGCTCCATGTTCCCAATTGCCAAGCCGTATCCGGTGTTGGCGGGAATAGAATTTTCCCCCGAAATTTCGACGCCGTCCAACTCAAACACGTCCGTAAAACCGTAGGAACGAAGGCCGTTCGCACGGCTTACAAGGACGCGCTCCTTGGAGTCCAGCGTGTTCATAAAGTCGATGAACAGACGGCGGTCCAGCAGTACCATGTCGATCTGATCCTCTTGCGAATCATTTCGGCGGGTCTGATGGATCGCCTCACGGACTGCCTTGGTGCAGTTGTCCTTCCACGTCGAACCACCGAAGTAGGTCGAAGTGTAGTTACAAACCACCGGAGAGAAGAAATCCAGTTCCGGGTCCGCGTAGCCGTTGGGCCACACGCCCGTGGTCTGCGAACCGCCATAGGCACCAAGCACGGTCGAAATACCGGCATAGGTGTCGTTGGGATAACCAAACGGATCGGCGGCATTCGCAGTGCGCTGCGCACCCGTGCTGACGTTCACCGTGCCGTTGGTCGCCATAAACGACTCCAGGCCGTGGAACCGAAGCTCGTTGCCAGAAGCGTAACCATCGACGGTCCATTCCTTTGCGAGGTACTGCTCCATGCTCGTCAGGAGACGGCTGGCCATTTTACCTGCGACGTTAACAAGAGCCTGAGCGCTGCGATTTTCCAGCATCTCCTTCTTGTAGATAGCGTCGGTCACCTGTGCGCCCCGAAATTCTAACTCGGCTCGCTTCCAGAGGTTCTGACGTGCGAAGGTACGCGGAGTTTCTCCGTTGTTACCACTCGGCGTATGATTTCTGTACTGTAACTCCCAATCAAAACCCCGGCCAGACATGTTAGTACGGACCTGACCGGAACCTTCCAGCGCGGCAAAGACCTTGTACTTACGGAGCGAGGCAATCTCCTCTTCCCGCAAATGATTTACAATCGTAGTAGCAATACTACGCGCCCAATCTGTACTACTGCTCATCAAATTACTCCATCATTTACAAGTTGGCTTTTCAGCCGGTCCTCAAAACTCATCCGCGAGCGCGGTGCGCGCGGTTCCGTGGTTCCTGCAGATCGATTCGGAGTGCGAGTGGCTCGCTCTCTGAGGAACTGCATGTTCTGCTGCGCAACTGGGTCTGCCGGTGGGGCAGGAGGGGCAGGGGGTGCGAATGCTTGGGGGGCAGGCGGCTGCATCTGAACCTGCTGCATCTGCTGATACCGCATGTTCAGCAAGTCCCGCTGAAGCATCCCGGTGGCGTACTGCCAGCGAGCCTCGGGGGTTCCGATGCCCAGCTTCGACGCCTGGTCGATGTACTGCGAGATAGCCTGACCTTCCCGGGTGGGATTGCCCTGCTGGTCGTACAGCCAATCGGAGTTCTGACGCTCCAGATCCTGCACGTAGTTCTGCGTCTTGTAGGTATTGAGATGGTTCTGGACCATCTCCTGCGCCTTCTGGATGGCGACCTGCTCAACGAAGGGCTTTAGCGTTGCTTCGGGGTCGGTGACCAGCTTGCGGGCGAAGTCCGCCGTGTAAGCCTGGTATTCCCTCAGAGACTGCTGAGCCTCATACGGAGCGTCAGGAGAAATGATCTCCTTGCCCGTGGAGGGATCGCGGACGATGTAGTTCCGCCAAGTGTCTTTGACCTGGGGAGGGTTCCACCACTTCGGAGCTTCTGGCTCTTTCGGCTTGGCCGCTTCGGCCTGTGACTTCTTCCACGTCTCAAATTCCCTCTGGTTGCGCAGGTATTCCTGTGCGTAGGGAACGACTGACTGGTACTGCTGCAGCTGCCGCTGGGTTTCACCGTAGCCGTTGTAAGCACGGTAAAGGTTCTGGGCGATTGAGAGATCGTCCTGACCCTGGAAGTCCGGCAGATGGCGGAATGCAGAGTAGGGGGTGTCAAACCCAGGAGAAGAACTCTCTGAACTGGGCGTACTCTCAGCGGGTGCTTCGTAGCTTGTATCAGCTACTGGAGCGTCCTGCGTCTGAATGTCTGGTGTTTCGTCTGACATGTAAATCCTTTCGGGGGAAGGGTCTACATAGTCAGTGTCCTAATCTTCGGGTTTTGTTACGGTCTTGCGTCAATCAGTTCCCGCAGTAGCCTTCGCACTCATCTTGGAACCCACTGAAAAGATGCTTCTGCCCGCTCTTCTCGTCAGCCGGTCGAAGGTCTACCTGACCAAGAGGCTGACAGGATTTGTGCAAATACCTGTGGGCGTCTAAGCCCGTTCCCGTGCGGCACACTGTGTCAATGTGCAATGCCCGCTGCCAGCCTTTCGGGTCTTCGTCCCGCAACTGTCTCCATTCAGAGTCGGATTTGAACGGACAAAACACGCACGCGGATCGCGGAACTTCATACGGCATTCTGCCGCGTAGATATGATTGGCAATCGCCTCGCGTGTACTGCATCTCCCAGAGCGGGAAATGCACCTTCCAGTTCGATGGCTTGCATAGGAACCTTTCTTTCACGCGGATAACACGTTTGGGTTCGTCAAACGACAGACCCATGTATTGGTGGATGATGATGTCTTTTGGAACCGGCCTGCCTGGCTGCGCACCAACACTGGCCCGGATCATCTTGTCGATTGGCTTTACTTTGAAGTCTGCCGTGCATTGACGCTGAATGATTACCCTGTCACCCGTATGAGGATTCATCGTAAACGCTGGGATCGAAATGTAGTGCCCGCCATCGGTTCGTTGGTTGCCACTGGCATCTGAGCCTGCCTCCAAGGCATCTCCGAGTTTGCCAGCAGTTGTCCGAATAATCTGCGGCCCGCCTTGGCTCTCCAGCCACTCCAGATGGCGATAGACTTCGTCCGGCTCCTCCTGCACGTCTGCGAAGATTGCAGCATCAAACTTTGGCACCTCCGGTTCGTCGCCGTCAATGCTCATCAGGTAAAGCGCAGTAGACTGGACGCCTGCACCGAGATTTAGAAAGTGATGCTCAGGCATTGGTATTTCTCCAAGTTGTCATGCCATGCACATCCACCACCATGTATGTCTTCTGGCCTAGCTCGCGGCAAAGAAGATCGCCCATAGCGTCAACGAGAGACAGGAGCGCATTGGCGTCTGTCGGAAACTTTGGGTAATTGCGAAAGCCGATTACAAACCCGGCCTCCTCGCCTCCTGGGTAAATAAACGCGGTCTGCACAACAGAAACGCAACATTTTTTGTCGCGGCAAAAGGGGCGGACTAGTTGCTTGGCGTGGCCGATATCGCCAGCCATAAACAACTCCACAACGCGAGTCGGGGCGTGCAGGGAATTCTCAGACTTAGGGAAGGTGCGTGCGTTTCCGTACATAGGGCGCTCCTAGTGATGCACAAATGTACACAACTGGCGGGGCTTTGTCAACGCAAACGCCGGATCAATTCATCGGCATTTATGACACGCATGCCTACTGGAGATGGTTGGCGATATCGGGCGCGGAGTGCTTGGCGATCCTCAAACAGCCCTTTAGCCAAATTAAATACATCTTCTTCTGGCGGTTGAATTGGGGTCGGGTATCTTGCCGTGCCGTCCTCGGCTATTGAGCGAAGGTTTGCCACCAACGAACCGCGATCAGCAAACATGTTTGGATTTTGCACATACTCGCCATACCTGGCCACCATGGAAGGAGCGACCCCAGTAGCGGCATCGTCTATCGCGTGACCTTGGGACAACTCAGACCAATTGTCGCCAACATCCGTCAACGCATCGTCCATCTTCTCTTGCCAAGCGGCCAGGCGGGCATCCCACTGTTCAGCACGCGAGTTGCCGGATGCATAGGCGTTGTCAATCTTTTGGGCGATCCGTGCGTGTTGCGTTGCTCGCGGGCTTATGTGCGGCGACTCAGCCTCTTTCGCTAACCTAATGACTTGTCGGACGGCATCTCCTGCTTGGTCAGCGAACCGGACGGGATTGGGCATTGCTGTTCCTGTGGTTACGGTGATGGTTGTTCGCTACTCTGATCCGTATTGATAAGCCGCAACACCCGCACCCACGCCCGCCGCTGCGGCAGCGAGTGGGTTGTCGCGCACCGCCCGCGCTGCTGCTTGCACCGGCATGGCTATTGAATACGCCAAAGGATCGTTGGACCTGTACGATTGCATGGGCCAATCCAGCAATGCTCCTGGCTGACGCTGGGCAAGCCTTGCCAGAAGCTCGTCCGCAAAAGAACTTGGTCCTGCACCGCGTGCCCAAGTCGGCAAGGCATTGGCAACCGATGGATCGGTGCGAGCCACATGCGATATGCCGTGCATTATCTCATGCCTTCTCGCACCCCGATTCCCGGGCAAGTAGAGCGCCATAGATCGCTTCAGCCCCAGTTCTGGCACCGGGGCACCTGCAGACAGAGGGCTGCGGTAATACGTGCCGGACAGACCGTCGCCGTTTGCAAAGCGAAGAAACGCCTGCGCGGGAACTTTTCCAGATTCCACATTATCCAAACTTGCCGGTCGGACATCGAACTGGCGTCGGGCGGCAAGCATTGATTGGAAGCGGCTGGGTTGATCACTGGCACGCATGCCACCAATCACCGCGCGAATCGCATCGCCTGCTTGGTCAACGAACCGGACTGGATTTGGCATAGCCGTTCCTCCGTGCTTTCTCCATGGCTTGGCGTTCTAGGTACTCGCTGGAACCAAGGAATGCGCCGGGAAGTGCCGCCTCAGAAGCCATGTGCCCCGCAGCCCGACGGATCTGTCCCTTCAGCAATGCTCTGATGCCAGAAGTGAATCCAGACACGGGATCGGTGGCGATGTCGATGCCTAGACCAAGAACCTTCCCTGCGGTTCCGTGGACACCCATCTCTCCTGCGACCTGCCTGCCATCGGTCAGCCCCTGCATGGCGTATGCTTCGTAGGGAGAAGGCGTTGGGAGAACTCTTGCGCCGTTCTGCTTGGGTTGCGTAGCGAACCCAAGGTCTACGATGGGCTTGTTCTCTTCTGCGACTCGCTCTGCTTCCCACGCGGTCTGATGGTCGTTACCGCCATGCATCATTGCGAATGGAATACCAAGCAACGCACGGTCTGCCGACTTCTCAAAGTCCGCATCGGCATCGGGCACCCCGGCCACCATGCGAGCGGCGTTGAGTCCTGTAGAAGAAATAGACTGCATCCAGTCGGTTCCGTTACGCAGGGGCTGGCCGTAGGCAAGGACTCCCCGGTTCCAGTAGGGAGTGGCCTGTTCTTGGCGGCGCTCCACGGCATTACGCAGGGATGGGTGGATGGATTGTTCGTATTCCAATCCCCTGCCTTCCTGCACCATCTTGTCTCGCATATTGGCGACCTTGCCCAAGAACGATGCCCGCTGCATGTCCCGCTCATAGTGCGGCTGTGTTTTGACTTGGTACGCCAAGATGCCAGGGTGATTTATGGCAAGAGACATGTAGCCGGGAAGCTGGTGCTTCTCCTGGGATGCCTCTTTCTCATACTGCTGTAGTTCCCCAATCAGATCCCGTATCTCAGCCATGCTTTGCTCTCTCCAGTTTGGCCCGATAGCGGGCGCAGTCTTCCCTCACGTCGGGATTGAATCTTGTCCAACTCATCAGATGTCCATGGACAAAGTGACAATGATCCGCACACAGCGTGACCAGATTAGCGGGGTCCAATTCCAATCCGGGGTCTTTGCTGTAGGGGACAATGTGATGGACCTCCAGATCCTTCGCTCGTCCGCAGGCCACGCACTCGGGTTCTTTGAGTAAGTGTTCCCGTCGCACTCGGGGCCACGCACCAGCGCGGAGTGCTTCGACGGCATAGGACAGCCAGCGGAACATCAGCACTTCCACGCCCGTCTAGCTTTGCGCAATCGGCTATTCGGATCTTTCGCCGCCTCGGGCCACATCTTCATTTGCCCTGCACTGCGGGCACAGAAAGAATCTCTGCGTGGTCCACCTTCCGGCTGCGGAGCTTGGAGGTGCGCCCCATGGGCGTGGTTGTAGGCCGCTCGCCCCTTGGCATTCAGCCCGCCGTCAGGGTCTTGCCCTTCCTTGCGGGTCCACGCATCGGCCTTCAGCTTACGAATCTTGTCGCCGTGGTGATCCACTGAGCTTCTTCCATTGCTTGGAGTCTGGATACCCCTTGTCCCCGGGCTTGGCCGGTGCCTCGCCGCGCTCACGCTTGGCCTGGATGTTGGCCCACAGCCCCTTTTTCAATTCCCGAATCTTATGACCGTGATGGTCCATTACTCACACCAATCATCGTCAAAGAGGAAGTCAAACATCGACCCACTGTCCATTGATGAACTGCCGCGTAGTAACACCAGAAGATAACTGCTTCTGGAGAATACGGTCCTTGTTACGTTCCTGCTGCTCTATGGCAAGCCTTTGCAGCAATCCCTCCTGCCGCATGGACTCCATGTCCCGCTCCTGCTGCATGCGCCGCATCTCCCGCTCTTGGGCTACGCGGGAGTCGTTTTCGTCCTGGTAGGCTTGGTTCACCTGCGCTGCCATGCCAGCTAGGTGCTGTCCTTGCTCTGCTGGACTCATAAGGCCACTCATCATCGGATGGGGTACTCCATAGGCTGGCATGTGGAACGGGCTTGTACGGGCCTGTGGTGCGCTCACAGGGGCATCTGGTGGCTCGGGGGCATTGAGATCCAGCTGGTTCTGCAGATACTCGGCCCGCTCTTCTGGGGTGAGCGTGGACAGATACTGGCGAAGCTGCGGATTGATCGGCATCGATGCCCCCTATCTAGCCAGTGTCCAATTGCGACAGCGGACACGCAGAGTGCAGGAAAACAGGGCTAAGCGAGCGGCGACACGCGGGGCTTTTGCGTTTTGCGAAATGCGAAACGCGGGAAAAGCGACATATGGGGGCCAGAGGGTGGGAAAAATCTGGGAGTGGGTATGACAAGAAACCGTTTTAGCGCCGGGGGGGAAGGGGGGCCTGGTGGACGGCTGTACACCGCTGCGACAAGCCGTAACCCCCTGCCGCTGCTAGACTTACGTCACCCGTCCAGCACACTGGCCGGAAATGCCCCTACCTTACTTTTCCGACAGGTGGCTGTTTTCCCCGGAGATTTCTCGCCATGCATTACCCCTCCCCACTATCCACCCGTACACTGGCAATCCGTACACTATCCCCCCGGGAAACAAAAAAGCCCCGCTCCCGGTTTCCCGGAAGCGGGGCTGATCGTCGGCTCAGTCCCCGTAGTATTCCCGGAGCCGTTCCCTGTAGGTTTCAACGTCAGCAGCGTAGGCTACCGTTCCCGTGGGACGGTACGTGGTCCGGGTTTCCCGGGTTTCCTCAGACCACGGGGACGGTCCGGGGACGGGGGTCGATACGTGCCGATCCAATTCGGTCCCCGCATCGATAGCATGGGGAACAAACGTACGGGGATATTCTTCCCGAGTATGACCAGCGACCATTTTGTAGCGGGTTTCCGCCGCTTCAACGGTTTCAGTCCCCCCGTCTGGAATCCATCGGCCGTCGATCCGTTCCCCCGTATGAAATTGGAACACTACGGTCCGGACCGGGACACGCTGAATCTGGCCATCGGTTTCCCGGTTGACGATCCCTCCGGAAACCGCCACCCCTTCAAAAACAACTTCGGCCATCGGCTCGCCCACAATGGCGATCCGTGCCACGTTGGCGGAAACAATCTTTGTTTCCTTCCGGGGTCGACCCCTTCCGGCGACACTCCCAGACACTCCCCGCCTCTCCGCTAGTTCGGCGGCAATCGCCACCGCTACCGGGGAGGGAGCGGAGAGAGACATGCTGGCCACGTATGACCGATACTTCCGGACCGCCTTACGTCCCCCGTGGTTTGCGAACCGATCCCTCCACCGCATCCGACGGAGTCTCGCCCGGACTGCGAGAATCGCACGGTAGCGGTCCCCGTAGCCGATTCCCAAGCGTTGCCACGTTTCCCCAGTTGTGGTCCAGAGAAGCCAACGGGCGAGCGATACGGCATCGTCAACGTCCCCGGGGGAATAGGATCGACCCGCCAACGTCCCCATGTCCCAACGGAATGCCCGTTCGAAATAGTTGTCGACGGTTTCCCAGACTTCCGGGGAGCTGCCGAAACAAGCGGCAGAAAACGGTTCAATCGGTCCGGCTTTCCCGGGAATGATCGGACACGTATCGCAAGACAAAGCGGCGGCGGCGGTTCGGACTGTTTTTAGACTTCGGATCATTGCAGATACTCCGTTGGTAATGCCGGGACGACGTTGTCCCGGTTGGTAAAGCATTGCAGATACTATCGGCCATTACAATACCGCCGCACAATAAATCCGAACCGCCACCAACAATAATTCTCTCCCCCGTTGTATAGGTGTGTTCTTGCGGCGACCGTCGCCGCTTTACGATTCTCGCCCGCCGCCGCCGCGTTTTTCGCGGTTCGCGGCGTGTCGGGTAAGTAACAGTTAACTCATACGCACGCGGGCAGTTACCGCGGATTAACTTCCGTTTTAATTCTCTCGCTTGTCGTATAGGTTCAACTTTCCCCCTTACGCCCCACGTTTAACTTAAACGCATGCGGGCAGCGAAAGGTAGGTTATGTACTGCACTCGTAATTTCCAGACTAAGAAACAGCTGAAAGAGGCTGTCAGTCAGGGGATGCTGTTCGGGCTGCACCAAGTCGGCCCGTTCGGTGGCGGTGACTGCCGGAACGGTACGTTCACCGTCGAAGGCCCGCACTATCCCCAACCGCACAGGTGGTACGCCAAGGTCACCATGCGGGATGGAAAGCCGGTGAAGGTCGTATGACCAACACTGGTGCGGTGTGCGTGATTCTGGTCTGCCTGGTGCTGCGGCTACTGGGCAGCTGGTAACGACTACGGATCACGGGCAGGTGGATGCGGCTAACGGGCGCTCGCCCAACTAAGTCCGAATGCTACCTGCCCGTATTCCGGTGCCGTTTCTGGTATCGGGTTCTCTTTCACGGAGGTATGTTATGGCGAAAGCCAGACGTGCCGCCCGTCCGCTCGGTGTTATCTTGCACCGGGGCGAGTCTCCGTTTGACGGTAAGCCGTATGTGGTGATAATGCCACTGGGTAAATCGTCCAACAAAAAGACCGGCTCCATGCTTCAGACCTATATCATTAGGTCAGATATGCACCCAGTAGAAGCGGTGCGGCAAGAAGAAGATGGTACAATCTGCCACAACTGCCCGATGCGTGGTCTGGTTGGTTTCCCCAACCGTACTCACAACTACGTTACAATCGGCAAGAATGGCAAGCCGAAGAAGCCCAAGAAAACTAAGAAGTTTCGGGCATGCTATGTCAACGTCGGCCAGGGGCCAGCAATGGTCTACGGTGCCTACCAACGGGGCAGGTACGTTGACTACGATCCTGCCCTGCACAGCCAGTACATCGTCGGTCGCCGCGTGCGCTTCGGCACATACGGCGAGCCGGTGCTGATTCCTCTGGACGTTGTCGCCCATCTGGCCAGTCTTTCGACCGGCTGGACAGGCTACACACACCAGTGGAGCAACCTGCACTATGCGGGCTACAAGCAGTTCTTTATGGCAAGCGTCCACGGTCTTACCGGGCCGTGGTCACGCGAGCATGCGAAGTCTCTCGGCTGGCGCACCTTCCGCACCATGCGTGGAGGTGAGCCTGCCCCCGATGAGGTTCTGTGTCCAGCATCCGTGGAGGCTGGCCATCGTCTCAGCTGCCTGACTTGCAGACTGTGCGACGGTGCCGGTGTCCGCAAGATCGGTCTGGACATGGTTGATGTCTACATACCCGGGCATGGTGGCAAGGCGATTATGACCGCTGTCGCCAACCTGCCCATCCTCCAAGCGTAAAGGTGCAACATGGAATGTGAGCAATGCGGCTGCGGCGAGTGTCGCTATGCAGCCCCTCTTGGATGCCTGCTGCATTGGTGCTGCCGTGCATGTGGGTGGATCACTGCCTTTCACAATGAGGAGGATGCCGATGTTTCGACTGGAGATTGATACGGACAACGATGCGTTCAGTCCGTGGACAACGGAGGTGGCGAGGTTGCTGCGTGTTGCAGCCGCCCGCATCGACAGGAGCGGAGACACCGAGGGGTCGTTTCGGGACACCAACGGCAACACCGTAGGTGTGTGGTCCATCGACCCCATAGACGAGGAGGATGAGTGATGAGTGATGTGCGTCTGCCGCTGAACGTGCGGCTAAGTGATCTGAAGAGTGTGTTGGCATGGAAGGATGGCGATGTCGATCCCGAGATGTATGTGCGGATCGAATCGGGCCGGGCTTTTCTGTATGCCGTGAAGCGTATGCATGGGCAGAACGGCATCGGCAAGATGGTGTGGAGCCGTGAGATTCCGGTGCTACCGGGGGAGGATGACTGATGGCTAAGACTGTTGCGGTCCACCTGACCGCTGACGAGATCGATGGTTTGTTCGATGCGTTGGATGACCAAGTTCGCCACTGGGAGAACTGTGGTGGCAACGATGAGGAGCACGCACGTTATGCCCGCATCATCGCTGGCCTGACTGCGACCGCTCGCAAGTTGGAGAACGCCCGTGACAAGATGGAGGGCGACTGATGCACCGGATAGCACCTGTGCCCAATCTCAATGGGTCATCGGCCCAAGATTTGGCCGATCAGATGATGCGAGTCAGTGCCATTCTGAAAGATGCTGTCGGTCTGATGGCAACGTGGCAACCGCATGGGCGGGACTACCAGATTGGCGGTGACTACCAGGCGGACAGGACTGAGTTCCTGCGACGGGTGGGTTTAGTGGAGGCACTGGCCCAGCAGTACGAACGTGAGGCGATTACGGTGAGTGACTACAACTACAAGAAAGCGAGGGTCGGATGAGACTGAGGGAGCGGTTCAATGCGTGGTTGCAGGGCATGGTTGTTGATGCCGTCAGGGCCAACCTGCCCCGCACGGATGACCTGCTGTACGAGGTTGTCAATCGCATGGATTTGGGTGCGTTGGCCTGCTTAGTTGCGGCCAACGATGACCTGACTAGCAGGCTGGTCAGCGAGGTACGCGAGCAGCTGGAGGAGGACATCGACACGGACGAGATCGCCCGCAAGGTGGCCAAGACGATCAGTGCCGCCGACGTTGCCGACCACATGGATGCGGAAGATGTTGCCGGACATGTGGATGTGGATGCTGACGAGATCGCTGAGAAGGTGGCCGAGGATATCGATGTGTCCAGCTGCATCGACTACGACAAGCTGGCCACGGAGGTGATTCAGAAACTGAAGGAGGCACTGGTATGAGCAGATACGTTGTGAAGGTAGGTGAGACGACGTTCGCCTACGGGTTTGACCGTCCGCTGCAGGAGTATTTCCTGCAGAAGCATACGCCTACGGACGGCGACTACCCGGACGTGGAGGATTTGGTGGGCAGTCTGACCGGCGGCGGCTACGGCACCGCTGGTGAACTGCTGGATGCGGTGGCTAAGTATGAGATTCCCCTGCCAGAGAACCATCTTCTGGCAGCAATGATGGACCTACCTTTCTAAGGAGACAGCGATGCTGCGTGAAGACTGCAAGATCGGGATGACCGTGTCGTTTGGCCGTGGCCGTGGTGCCCATACGCGGGGCCGGGTGCTGAAGGTCAACGACAAGAAGGCCAAGGTGGAGACGCTGGAGGCACGCAATAGCCACCCAGTGGGCAGCATCTGGCAAGTGCCATACTCCATGCTGACAGCGTGTGAGTTCGTCGCACCGGAGAAGCCGCCCTATCCCAATGGGCTGACGATCACGGGTGTGCGGTATCTCACCCACACTGAGCGTACCAACGAGGGATGGGATGGTGGCTACGACCCTGCGGTTGCCATCACCCTGTCAGATGGGTCCGTGATCTTCGGGTCGCAGGACTACGAAGGCAATGGGCCGGGGGCGTTGTTTGGTAGAATGTGTACGGGCGAACAGTTCATCCTGTCTCCAGCACAGAAAGAGGTGGCGGTATGACAACCAAGGCGAACTACAAAACGTGGGCACGGGAGCGATGCGAGGCATGGAACTGGAACTGCAACACGGCTGACATCGCAAAGGAACTGATTGACGATGGCGACTGCGAGCCGGACAGCCCCAAGTGGGAGGTGCTGGCCAAGGAGTTTAAGGAGTTCTTTCCTGAGAGCGGTGAGCGTGACTGGGAAACCATCACCAACATCGTTGAGGTGTTCGGTTAACCATGCAGGTGGGAGAACCAGACTCCCAGTGGACAGAACAAGTTAGGGCCATCGCCGGATCGGTGGAAGATCCGCAGTGCTACCTACCCCGGTATTGCACATGCGATGGCTACCCAGTGGGGTGTGGAGAGAAGTGATGGCTAAGACCAAGACCGTGGCTCCGGTTGAGAAGAAGTGGAAGTTGTATGAGGGCATCGGGTTCACGCCGGATGCGGATGCCTCGCATGGTGAGTGGGCACCCGCTCACCACTGGGTTGTGCTGATGCAGTCGATGCACAGTGGGACTACGGTGTTCGGGCCGTTCGTATCGGAGGATGCGGCCCACAAGTGGGTGCGAGAGGAGGCAGACAGCGAGATGTACAACCACTTCAGCCGTTCGTCTGTGCCTGGTGTGTCGTTCCATGTGGACTATCTGGACATCCCAACAAGGAGGAATGTGTGATGAGCAAGGTTAAGCGCAGGAAGAAGACGCTGTTCCCATCTATTGCGGATGCAGCGACGGTGACCCTCACGTCTGACGAGGCAGCTGCCATGCTCAGTGCGGTAGGGGTGGCGATCCAGTATGAGGAACCGCCAACGCGGGTGGCACCCCACCTCGCCCGTGCGTTGGAGAAGTTCGATGTGGCGTTTGGGTTTGGGATCACACCGAAGGAGGACGGCGATGAGTGAACATACGCCGGGACCGTGGGGGATTGTGTGGCAGGCAGATGTCGAACGCATCCGCCTCAATGGATCGACGGTCTACCAAGTGAGCGATGTGACAGACCCGGAGTTCCCATCCGGTAAGCCACGCTACAACCTGGCTGACCTGCATCTGATGTCGGCAGCACCCGATCTGCTTCACGCCTGTCGGGCCGTGGCCAACGATCTGCATCGGTTGCTGGATGGCGATGACTTCTGCGGGATGAGCGACACCGAGTTGTTCACCTGTTTCCTGACTGCGCTGGAGCCAGCGCTAGACAAGGCAGAGGGGAGGATCAATGTCTAAGCGCAGGAAGATATCCAAGGAGGAGCGGGCTGAGCGTGATCGTCTGATGGAGCTTGTGAAGTGGGCGACGATCCTGTGCATGCGGCGGATGATCGAAGCGGGATGGACCAACTCCCGTATAGCCGGTGCCTACGACCAGATGAACCGGGACATCGGCAATCTGGTTGTGACCCACGCCATGCCGGACCACCATTATGTGGAGTGCAACGACATCGCAGACATGGTGTTCTGTGCTTATGAAAGCGAGAAGGTGCTGGAGGCTAACCCTTAACAAGGAGGACAGGGATGTCTATGCTGGACGTTTGGAAAGACGAGACGATTGAGAATGCGATTCGCCTGCTGGTCCAGGCCGAGCGGTTGTTGGAACCGTTCCGTGACCAGGAGGGGGATTGGGGTAGGGTGTACGAACAGATTCACAGGTTCTTAAAGGAGGAATGCTGATGGCTTGGACAATGAACAACCCGCCGGACTATGAGGGTGGAACGCCCAAGGATTGCGACTGGGGTGTGGTCTACCGGGACGAGACTGAACCCAGCCTGCCTGAGTACATCTGCATTCTCTGGCAGACCCGTGACGGGCTGGCAAGCGTGGTGGGTGGCTTGCAATCTTTCTGCCCGTTCTCCGCAAAGCCAGAGAATGCGGTCGTATCAGCGAAGGCACTGTCGATTAAGTTTGACTACCCTGCCAAGGACAACATCGTCTGGTGGGGTGTACTCAGAAACCACTAGGAGGAATGCTGATGGACGAAGACATTGTGAACGGCGTGAAGACAGCGGTTGGCTACCACAACTACTACAACATCGGCGTGTACGATGCAGTCGCACACGTTGCAAGGTCGCTGGCAAAGGCTGGTCTGAGAGGAGGATGGCTCGCCACTCACCTTGGGCATAAGCAGCCGCTGCCTGAGTACGCGGTGCGTGTTGGGCAAGTGCGAGTGCATCACGGCGCTCCCGATTTTCAGTTGATTATCATACGCAGACAGGAGGAATGCTGATGCTGACATTCTTAGGGGAGGGCTACGGCATGGCCGCACATGCCGTGCGCTGCAAGCGAGAGGTTGAGCGAACGCTGGCCCGCCTGGGCGGAGACAGGAGTTTGCAGTATGTTTATTACTGGGACGGGAGCGACGACCGATATGACGATTACAACCGAGAGCCAGGCAGTGCTTGGACAACAACCACACTGCGTAAGTTGCTTACCGATCTGGTGGAGTACCGCTACAATGGGTACGCAAAGTCCGCTGACTTTGGAGAACTGAAAACGCTGAGTGATGTTAGCGACTTGTTCAGCGATTACTGTGATGGCGGGGTGTCTCGTCTATACACGGACGATGAGGCACACACCGAGAGGCTGGAGCGCACGCGGGTTACGCTAGAGTCCACAGCTGCAGGGTTTGCTGCACAGTGCGGACACAAGGTCGGCACCAAGGGATACGTCTTGGCAGCGAGGAAAGCTTTGGCCGGTGTGGCTTACCAGCGAGAGCGATGGAACGACCCGGAAGTCCGGGCCGAGCAGTGGGCTGCGTGTAGCTACTCCGGTGGCGGCAGCAGCGTGTACTTCGATGATCTGAACTTTGAGAACAGCCGCTACGACAGTCGGCTTTCCGGTTTGCAGGGTGTCTTGGATTGGTTGGAGCAAGCCTGCCCGCTGCTGATGCGTCAGATGGAGATGGAACCTACGGACGAGGAGGAGTGATGTCTACCAGCTACACCACGTTGAACGAGACGATCTACGAGAGCGACGATGGACTGCGGCGAGCGGTCATCTACCGCAAGCACACGGGGCAGGGCTACGCTGTTCACTGCGAGGACAACCCGAGCAGCAGGTTTGATAGGGACGGTGTCATCTACGGCTACACGGCACCGCTCACCAGGAAGATGGCGCTGGAGATAGCCCAGCGTTTTGTGGACGGCAAGAAGATTCCCAAACGATTGGAATGGAGGTAACAAATGAACTGGACATGCCAACCCAAGCAACGCCACCAATCTCCGATGGCTGGTGAGTGGATCGACACTGATGCGCAGGCGGCAGAGTTTCTCTCCACGCATCCATCTGTGACACTGCATGCGACCCGTAAGGGAAAGGGCTGGGTGGCCTGTGTGTCTGGCACAACCATATGCCCAATGCCGCACAGCGCCATGTCCAAGTCCAGCCTGCACAACACGCTGCTGCACCGCTACCTAGCCACCACCAATGGGTCTGGTGTATACCGCATCAACCTGCACTGGGCGAAGGACATGCCCAACTGGGCTGGCAAGTACGGCGCGTTGCCGGAACTCGCATCCGCAATCCTGCGGGCTGAACGAATGATGGCAACTACCCCGGAGGTGATTGATGAGTGATATCGATGTGATGCAGTCCCTGTTTGACACCAAGCCCATGGGCCTTGCGATGAACTGGCCCGTTGACGTTGCCCGATTCGTTGGTGCCATTAAGGAACTGCGGGCCTTGTGCCAAGACGACCTTGCCCCACCGGACGAGATCGCCAAGCAGTGGCGTGTCGCTACGGCGGCGCTTGGCGTGGAGGGTATGGGTTCACTGCTGCTGGAGCGTGGCGAGTGGCAGAAGCTGGTGTATGTGGATGCCGGGAGTCGTAAGCCCTGGCGTGAGCATGATGATTACGTTGTTGTCTGGGACCAGCCGACCGGCTGTGTCGTTGCGAACGTGCGGATGCGTGGAGATTCTGTGGACGAGGTGTCGTTCGACGTGAAGAAGGAGGTGAAGTGATGGCTGTTCGGAAACGATGGCAGATAGACGACTCCTATCCACCTATGAAGATGGTGGAATTCAAACCGCTGATGGACCGCGTGATGGCTGAGCTTATGATGGCGGCGCATGTCACATGCGATGAAGAGTGGCAGGTGTCTAGCATAGCAGACAAGGTAGTGGCGTTTGTGATTGCACAACTCCGTGAGCAGGCCCAGCCGCATCGGCTAGACCTAGCTGACTGGATCAAACCGGAGGGCGAGCGATGAAAGTTTCACAAGAGGACGGGATGATTTGGTACGAGGGCAACGACCGCAAGGCTGTTGTGGGCAGGACATCTAGCGGCGGATACAGTGTTACTTCTTTCTGGGACAGTAACGGCACACATTGGTGCGGAGGCTATGGAGAGGGGAGCCGACCCATGCTCACGCTGGATGAGGCCAAGGACTTGGCTAAGCGATTCATTGCCGGTCAGTCTGTACCGGAAGAACTTGGTGGATACGACGACAACAAACCCGTGGAGGTGAAGTGATGTTTGCAATGAGCGAGATGATGGACTTCCTATTGGGTGGCGCTGGCGTTCTGCTTTTGCTATGGTGGAGTTCACACAGTGGAGGTAACTGACCATGCTGTACGGGTACGCACGGGTATCAACCGACAAGCAGGAAGACTCAGCTGATGACCAGGCTATCCGCCTGCGTGAGTACGCCGAGCGGTCTGGCATGGAGTTCGGTGGCGTGTTCGTAGACGAGGATCAGTCTGCGTCCAAGATTAAGTTCAGCCACCGCAGGCAGGGGCGGATACTGTGGGACAAGCTCCAGCCTGGTGACCGCGTAGTCTTCACCAAGAGCGACCGTGCCTTTCGTTCTGTGCTGGATGCCGTCACTACCATCGCTAGGTGGAAGAGCTTGGGCATTGGTGCCATCTTCCTAGATACCGGCATCGATGTCACCACTCCAGCTGGCGAGTTGTTCTTCAACCAGATGAGTGCGTTCGCCCAGTTTGAAAGCCAGATGATCGGCCAGCGGCAGAAGGAGAGCATCGCCTACCGCAAGAAGTCTGGCCGTCCATACGGCAAGCTCCGCCCCTTCGGCTGGGTGTCGAAGGACAAAGCATTCGTCCCGTGCAAGGCAGAGCGTGAGATCGGTGACATGGTGGTTGCCATGCGGGCCGAGGGCAAGTCCTATAGCGCCATCTGCTTGCACCTGTGCAAGCGTGAGCTACGCAAGCCGCCCAACATAAAGGGTGTGCGTGGCTACTACGGGCTAACGGATGTCACGTATCTGCACAGGGCAGCGGAAGCTGGATACCCAAGGCTTCCGCCAAGGCTTTCGCATTCTGAGTGGATCGACGGGCTGCAGCGCGAAGCGATATTCCATGCGACTCAGCAAGCGCTCTGAGCGTTTGCCCATGGATGAACCTGTCTGTCGCCAGCTCCTGCTCCCATTCCGGTAGCTCGTCAATCGCCAGCCGGATGTGGTCCAGCTGGTCGAACTCAGGCAGCAGTTCAGCCGCCTCCTCCAGCGTGATGCGGATCTCCCCAGGCTGGCGGTTGATCTTCTTTATCTGCTTGTACATTGCATTGAGGCAGGCCCGGGCGAAGTACGCCTTGGGGTAGGGCAACCTCTTGGGATCGTATGTCCTGGCCGCTTTGCACATGGCGAGGAACCCCTCGCTCTGCAGGTCTTCGATCAGCACACCGCGCTGCCAGTGCGGTCGGTTCTGCACAAAGTATTTGGCGAGGATCTCTGCGAGGGGAACGTATTCAACGACCAGGCGTTGCCGCTTGGCGGAGAGTCGTAATCTCTTGCTCATGCTGGTTGAGGCGATGCTCATGCTCTTCGATGGTCTGCCTGAGTTCGTCCAGCATGCGGGGTAAGGACTCCACGCTGTTCGCAATCACGGCCACTTTTGCGTGGAGCGAAAACGCCCACGGGACAATTGCTGCGGCTACGGTTATGCCCAGCATCCAAAGTTCAGTCTCCGGTGACATCGCTCCCCCTCGCTATCGAAATCAAAAGTAATCCCGCGTATGGATGCAGCTGTCCCTCTCCGACGTGCTGCTTAATTACGTGGGTAATCTCCGCTACTGCTTCTTGTGGGTAGCGGTACATGTAGGTATGCCCGCCGTATGTGGCAGAGAGCCTAATGCGATCCCCGCTTCCCACTGAATATGTGCCAGGCTTGTCGGGTGTTCTTGGAAAATCCATTTGGCTAGCCATGCCGTGACGAGGTTGACGATGATCGGTATGAGGATCATCAGAAGAATCGACCCGCACTCCTTGTGCCGGTCGCGGAACTCTTGCCGCACTGCCTTCTTCCAGGCTGGCTTGTCTTGGTCTGCTTTGATCAGTGCGATCAGCGTTACCTCTTCGCTGTATCGGGACAGTCGGGAGGCACCAGTCTCTTCGGCGCAGCGTCTGGCTATTTGGCTGGCAAGCATTCCTTGCACTCCTTCAGCAGGACCGACTTGGTTCTGCACAGGCAGTCCTTCGGGCACGGGCAGTCGGTCACATGCCCGTCGCCGTGCGTGATCTTGCCGAGCTTGCACTGGCCGCAGCACTTGCTCTTGGGCGCGGTGTAGGTTGTGCAGACATAGGCCGCTTCCACTGCCACCCGCTCCGGGTAGAAGGGCACGGGGAAGAACAGTGAGAAGATGAGAAGTATCACGTTTGCAGTAGTCCTATTGCGCCGTAGTCGGGCAGCTTCTGCGGTGGGAATCCATCGACGCTGCCGTAGCTCCATGCGTCACCATCTGTCACGCACACAGCCCAGTCGTCTGCCTTGGTGACTATCATCCCTGGCACCTGTTCCGGGTAGGAGGACGGCCAGTCTTTCACTGGCTTGTTCCACCCGCCCCAGCTGTTCTGGATGAAGAAGACGGTGAACGGCCAGAACTCTTTAGTGTCGTCATAGCCGACAGTGGCCATGTCATGCGCCCAGCCACCAGGCAGACGGGCATGGATGTTCTGTGAGTTAGGCGCGCTATCCCACTTGGCGAACTGCCCTGAGTGGATGCCGTATCCATTAGCCAGTGCATCCATGGCATCACGCACCGTCTGTATCTGGCGGATGATGCCGACCTTGTGCTGGCGGCAGATGTCTGCCACATCCTTGGGAACCCCAGAAGATCCCCAGTTGGCACCGATGCTGCCGTTGTACTTCGACAGATCGACTGGCTCATACTTCTGCCGGATACAAAAGCCAACGTCTCGCTCAAACGTGGAAGCCCTAGCAGGGATCATCCCTTCGCCGCTGTGCCCTCTGGCCCCGTAGGTTGGCTCAGTTGCACCGCGCTTAACGAAAGACTCTGGCCTGTTCTCCAGCAGAACCTGCACGGCACGGGTGCAGTCGCGGGCATTGCGGCTTCCATGGCTGACGCAATCTGATTCCGTTTGGACTTCGGTGAACGACAGTGGGTCCAACTTACGAACGTACTGCCACAGCAATGCGCGCTTGCCTTCTCCTGACCCTACGCTGTTAGGCTCAGAGTAGATTGGGCGAGGCTGCGTCTCCTGCCAACGGACACGGTCGCGGGGGCTGTTGATCCAGCCTTGCAGTCCATCGTCATACGCTTTGAGGGGAACGAAGTCGCTACTCACTTTGCTTCGCTACCTCCCGGCATGCCCCTGCGATCTTGCCTGCCATGGCAGGGGACATAGCCACGTCATCCAGAGGAAAGCCATCGGACATCACCTTCTCAACGGCCACGTCCAGACCGGGATACTTGCCCTTCAGATCAGACGCGGCCAGCTTCAGCGCATTGCTGTGCAGCTGCCGCCACATGCCGACCGTGGTGATGAGCTTGCCGCTGTCCTTCTCGGTCACGTCGGCAAGCGATAGGTAGATGCCTTTCAAATGGGCACGGTCTGATCGACTGGAGGCTATCAACGCTGCAGCGACTGGGCCTTCGGACTTCTTTGAGGGAGGTAGGAATGCGAGCGCGGCCACCAAGCAGGCGATGATGATGGGTAGGTGCTTCACGCCTTCACCTCCAGCAATGCCTGGAGAAGTGCGTTGCATGCCGTCAGGACTGCGGGTTCTGTGTGCGCTTCCCTCACTGCAACCACCGCTTCGATCTGCTGCAGCACAGTGGGCTTCTTGGCAGACGGCAGTCGGATGGCACTGAACGGAACGTAGGTTGCGATGACGGCAATCACCACAGCCACCACTGAAAGAATCTGAATTGAACTCATATGACCTTGGCTCCCGGGATAAAAATTGTCACCCCACCGATGTTGGCCTGCATGGTGTAGTTGAGGAGCGAGTGCGGATCGACCAGACCCCAGCCGTACACATCGTCCTTGCCTGCCACGCCAACGTCCTTGCATGTCTTGGCGAGTGCGGCCATCACGTCTGAGTGATGCACCTCCCGGTCCAGCTTGCGCTCCGCGCTGATGTACAGTGCCAGCACACCGGAGACGAACGGTGCGGCCATGCTCGTCCCGCTCACTGTGGCATAGCCACCAGCCAGCCAAGTGCTGGTGATGTCCTGCCCTGGTGCGGCGACTGCGATCTCTTTCCCACGGCAGGAGAACTCACACGCGGCACCGTTCGCATCGACTGCGCCCACTGCCACAGTCTCCTTGTATGCAGCTGGGTAGTTCACATTCCCAGCGTCGTTTCCTGCTGCGCAGACCACAATGATCCCGGCGGCATACGCCTCGCGGATCGCTGAGTGGACACCATCGTCAGGCTTGCTTGCGCCCAAGGACATGCTGATGATCTGGACCTTGGCCTCTGTGGCGTGACGCACAGCCTTGGCCACCCAGTCATTCGACCCCATGCCGCTGTGCCCTAGCACCTTCAACGACAGGATCTTGGCGGCTGGCGCAATACCCTTGGCCAGCCCGTTGCGGGCGGCGATGATCCCGGCGACGTGCGTCCCGTGACCGACAGTGTCCTCTGCCTCAGAGTCACTGGTGAAGTTACGCCGGTCGATGACCGCTTCGTCTAGGGCAGGGTGGTGGGCCACTCCCGTATCGACCACCGCCACAGTCACGCCTTCGCCTTGGCTCTTCTGCCATAAGGAGGGGATGCCGTAACTGCTGACACCCCAATCCACACCGTGTTGAAGTGCGCGGGGAGCGTCTAGGTTTACCCGGTAAGGGGGTAGGTGGACTACGCTCACTCCTCTTTCCCGGCGGCGAGCGCCTTCAGAATGCTAAGAACAATCGGAACGATCACATCCAGCATCAGCTTCCAGTCGATGCCGAGAGCCGCCACCTCTGCGCCGGTGGACAACAGGTGGTGTTCGTAGGATTCGTCCTCATCAAACAGCTGGTATTTGCACAGCGCCTTGGGGGCGAGAGCCTGCGACTCCAAGATCGGGATCAGCAGGCGGGCAATCGAATCGACCATCGCCCACTGGTCTGCGAACGGCAGGTCTTTGCGCCAGCCTTTGGCGATCTCAACGATCTTCAGCAGCGCAGCTTGGTTGGCAAGCAGGAACTTAACAACTTTAATGTTCATTATTAGTCTCTCCAGCAGCGTGGTCACGGAGGGCAATTCCAACTACGGCATGTCCGGCAATGTCCAAGAGGGTTTCCCTAATAGCTAGTGTCCCGCCACCGTCAACCATCCCCCGGAGGCGGCGGCACTTCTCCCCGATCCTGGCAAGCTGGTAGACCCACGGGTCTATACCCTCTTCCTTAACGCCTAGCGCGTTCTCTAGCGGGTGTTCGTCAGCGCACCCGTAATACCCCCGCTTTCGGCTCAGAAGCCGCCAGAGGGCCACGCAGACGGGTAGGTAGGGATCGTCTGGCAGCAGGCCCAGCGCCTCACCAAGAGCGTTCTCGGCAAGCCTTTGTGATTCTGCCAAACTCTGCCCAGAAACTTGGGTGGTGGTAGGGGTCATCGTCTGTCTCCTCCTCGTCGCAAAGAAACGCAGTTCTGGCATGTGCCCATTCTTCAGCAAATGTTTCGATCAGAGCGTCCCGGTCCAGGCTATCGCGTAGCGCGATCACCCCTCGGTCTGCGTCGTCGTTGAGGGTGAAGTACCCCAGATGTTCCGGCATCGCTGCCGCTGACCTGACGCACACCCGCACCGGGAACGTGCAGGGAAACCGCTCCTCCGCCCACAGCTTCAACCTGCGGGCCAGCTTGCGCCTCCAGCACAAATCTCGGGGCATCGGAAAGCTCCACAATCATTATCCAAGGCTGGTTATTACGGCGGTGAAGTACAACTGGGCACTTACCCTGTGCGTCCCGGCGGGCTTGGTCCAGCCAGTCATAGGGGTTGCCACGCTCAGTCCGCTTCACCTCTAAGTGAATGCCCGGGAAGGATGACACCACGTCCGGTGACTCGTTTCCCCCGGAGAATTGCTGGCCACGGCGGGCCTTGCCGCCCATCACGTTGGCCCAGTTCTTGGCAGCTTCCAGTTCCCCACGGCAACCCTTGGCTCGTCCATTGGTCATTGCTCAAACCTCCCTAGTAGCCCGTTGGAATGCCGACACTCCACCAATGAGAGGTTGGGGAATTGTTCGCACACCAGGCGGATGGCATCCATCGGAACCTTTTGCTTGTCGATGGCCCGCTCATTCAGCGAGAGCCACTTCCCCAGCCTGCCGCCCATGTTCAGATCCGTATTCGGACCCTGTGGTTCCCAGTACAGAAGGAATGTATAGCTGGCCGTGCGGAGCATAGTGCCTGTGATCACGGTGATCTCTCCTGCCATGCGGAGGTATTACGTTCTCGTTCTTGGAGGTAGTAATCCGGCAATGGTTCCGGGTCATACCCAAGATGCTTCTTGTGTTTCAATGAAGCGAGGAACGCAGGGTCGTAGTTTTCGGGGTCGCACTCTTGTTTAATGCCGAGAAGTATACGCCTGTCTAGGTCAGGCTGTCCACTGAAAATCTTGCCGCTATGTAACACACCATGGCAGCGATCACAGAGACGAACGTACTGTCGAATGTCATGCTTGCGACCGGAGCCACCGATCAGATGGTGCACCTCCAGCCTGCGGCGACCATCGGACTCAGGCCACCAGCACACCGCACAGCAGCGGTGCTGTTCAACCCACGCCAGCAATTCCTTTTGCTCAGCCTTATTCATTCCAAAGAGTATACGGTTGTGCAGCGCCCAGCGCAATTGATTCTTTTACCCACAAGTCCATGTCATACCTCTCGGGGTGGCACAGTGAACACAGCTGCGTCGGCGGCTCACAGCGGACCACGTAGGTCTTCTTGCTATCGGCCAGGTTGGTTGACCACATCCGACAAACGGTGTCGTAGCCAGTCCACAGATGAGACTTACCGCTCACACCACCAAGGCTGTTACACCGGACCAGGAAACCCTTGTGTTTCGGCAGGCTACGCTCGCTCATAAAACCCCCAATCTGTTCGGCACGGAAGACAGACCGACTCCCTGCAACGTGCAGGAAGCCGAAAGAAATCTGTTCGGCTGGAGCCGACAGACCTCTACCCCAAGCGTGACCTTTGGTATCGCAGTTCTGCTTGGTTCAACCCTGACACTGCGCTGCGATTGGCTTACGCCTCGGTGGGAGTGGAGTCGGCAGACAACCACCTTTACCGCAGAGAATCCCATCCATCCGCGTGATTGCCCGTAGGCGCGTCTACGCGGTGTTGCCCCCTCTTATTGCGTCCATTCCATGGGCCGGTAGGTGGGAGGCCGATCTTCAGACCTGTTGCCCATCCGGGGGCTATGTGTGCGGAGTTATTTGCTTGCCATCATCCAGAGTCCAATGTTCGCAGCTGCATACGATGCGTAAGTTATTGTCATCGCTACGTTTCCGTGCAGTGCCTGCTCAAAGGACACATACAAGTAAATGATCCCAGTGAGGATTATTAGGTGCGCGCTCACAGGTCAGACATCAGTGGGCACTGACGCTCCTCTGGCAGGCTCAGACTATTACAAAAGCACTTTGATTTGTCGGCCTTCGGCGCTGGCTTCTCTGCAACCGGCACAGCGTGGACCGCGCCGTAGCTCCAGATGAGTAGCAGGGCGGCGGCTATCGCCAGGATCAGCTTGGTCACTTGGTTCGCTCCAGTAGTTTGCGGAGCGTGTCTGTGTGCGTTGCGAACAGTCCGTAGCCCTCATTGTGAATCGCTGCAAAAAACTCAACCGCTTCCCGCTCCTCGTCGGTGAGACTGATCGTATTTGAAACACCACACATATCGTCGCTTTTCACATATGACTGGTTTCCATTCACCATGCGATCACGCAGCCGCTGGCCATCTTCCACTAAGATGCTGATGACCTTGCCGTCCTGCTCGCGTAGTTCCTCCAGCAACAGCACCTTGGCAATGAGCTTGCAGATGAGCCTGGCTGAGTAGCGGTCCTTCAGATGCGTCGGCAAGCTGGCAATGTGCGCCCGGGCGGCGGAGACGATGTCGCCAGGATCTCGCGTCCCGCCCATCTGTTCGATGAGATCCGCAGCCTCCTCGCACAGGGCATCCTTGCGATAGGTGCAGTAGGCCCGATCACGCAGGCGTTCTACGATGTCTTCCATGCCATCCTCTGTGTATTAAACGCTGGGTTTTTGATGCCCGGGAACCCAAAGCAAACCCGGATGTGATCACCAGTAGCGGGCGCAGGCGAACCAGCCTCGGGCACCACGGACAACGGCAACTTCCTTCAGCTTGCGTGTGCCCCAGAAACAACAGTTGGCCTTGGCCTGCTCTGGAGAACTGCTGGAGTAACCTACCCCTTCGCATCCAACGCCACCCCGGTGTGCGAGGCGACCAGTGCGGGCCATCTCACAGGCATCCTCATAGGCGGAGCGGGTCACGGTGCGAGTGCGGACCACAGTGGTTTCAGCCTGGGCGGCAGTGACGGTCAGGGCAAGGACAAGGAACAGAAAGTAACGCATAGGAATCCTTTCTCAATTGTTAGAAAAATTAACCCGGGCACGTTCGTAAGCATGGTTCACAACGGTCGTAATGTAGGCAGCGATCCGGCGAGAATGGGCGGCGTCGGTGACATTCTCGTCAACCTCTTCCTCTTCGTCCTCGTCCAGCTGCTGCACGTACATGTCAGCCTCATCTGCAGCGACATCCAATGTGCCGCAGATAATTCCCCAGTCAGTATCAGAAAGCTCAATGGAAATGATCACGTCCACCTCGGGTAAATAAGAACTCCGTTCGTCTTCGCTCCGTTCATAACCTCAATCGCACAGATCCTCGGGAACTGCTTGGCGACCATCGCAGCCGATTCCATCAAAGGCTGGCCGTCGATTGTCGGTCGGTTCACTTGGATGTAAGCGTTGATATCGGAGAAGTCTTCTTGGTCGCTCGGGCCTTCCTCTGTCCTCTCAACCCACGTTCGTATCACCGTGGAGTGAGTGCGGAATGCGAGGATGTTTTCGTACAACCGCTGCGGCTTGTTGAACATTGGCAAGAAACTCATACCTCACCCCATGTTGTTATCAGTTTTGCTCGGAGCCTTGCGACCTCGGCCTCTAGCCGCCGGATCTTCTCTGTTAACTGTCTCAACTTTTCCTCCCCCGCATCGGAACAATCCTGTGTCACCGTCAACAAACTCCAGCAGTGTATGGGGGTACAGTAGTTGTAGTAATTCTTCTGCAGAACGCAAATGACTTTTTGGCGCAACCAATGTCGGCACTGAGTACCCTCGCCCCCGGTCAAATACATCCTGCTCAGTCCACGTATCGTCTCTGTCCAGTGCGCTGATCCATACCCACTTGCCGGTCGGTTGACTGATGAACACGTAGGCAAAGTGTCTGATCCGTTCCTTTGCCAGACCATTCAGATCGTCAACGAATACGGTGTCGTATGGGTAATCGTTTGGCGAGGTGAATGTGATCGACCGGCTCTTTATCTCCAGGCTTACCATCGCCACCGCATCCGGCGTCTCACAGTGGTCGGTGTTTTTGTTGTGCCCCTTAATAATCAGCTTGCGACCGTGAGCCGCAGACCGACCGGCGGAGCGGGTGGTATCAACCCACGCCCGCTCCGCCCGGTGGCCGTCAGCTAGTGCCGATTTGAACGAACGCACCAGTGGACCTCCATGCATAGGAACGAAGGACAGCGGGCACCCGCCGTTCCGACCGGCGGCGCACTTCCTTGGCGCGTCGGTACAACTCTTCCGGCTCTGGATCGCTGGGCTGCAACCCCTCGTCAATCCACTCCATGTGCATGGGGATGTATTCCGCTGCCCGAATCTCGTCTGCTCGGCGTCGAACATCCGCAGACCACGCGGGGGTCATCCCAAATATCTCGGCAATATCTGCATCACCCAAACCCCAGTCCTTCTGGGAGATGAGAGCCAGTCGCTCTTGGCTCGGGATGCCTTTGAACTTCCTCAGAATGCGAACCACACCACGGCAGGTGTTGGTTTCAAAGTCCATCTGCGTGGCCACCCTGGCCGCGCTCTCCTTGTTCATCACGCAACGCCGGTACAGCACTGCGGCGAAAGCCAAAGGATGCCGCAATTCGATTCCACAATCGTTTCCAGAAACTGACAGGTTGAACATCGTCACCTCCTTGTACAAATGCATGCTCCGGTGGGAACGCATGCGGGACATCGAACACCTCCAGAATTTCGGACACCGTCTCATCGACTAACAAATCTGTCTTCTCGTCCATGTCGTCTACCCAGTTCCTTTCTGAACATTGCCCTGATCCAGCCGTTCAACTTCTCATTGCCAGCGGCCCATCCGACATAGTGGTCTGGCAGTTCGCTCAGCTTGTAACCTGCGTAACGACCCTTTAGCGGATTGTTGTATGTGCCGACTGAGCGGACACCCTTCCACGTAATGTCAACGTCTTTGCCGTGGATGCGGCCCTCGCCACGGCCTTGTGTGTTGCGGCGCATCTCTTCGATGAGCTTGGCGCTGGCGATCTTCGCCGCCTTCTCTTCCGCCGCCGCCTTCGCAAGAGCGTCTATCTCTTCTTGCGTGAGTGGTTTTTTCGCCGCCGCTTCCCGTACACCTGCTTTGACTTCCTCGTCGTCTGAGGTGCAGAACATGTCCACGCTTGTGATAACTGTGTGGTTAAGAGTTCCTGCTGTGCAGTCAACGATCTTAAAATGAGGTTTGTCAGAACGTGCGATTGCAGCAATTCGGTCGGCAGGTGTGAGAAGGTTGTCCCCGTCAACGACACCGGGGAGAGGACGAGTGGCTCGCCCAACGCACTGCAGCCAGAAGGATCGGGATCGGGTTGGTCTGGCGAGGATGAGGGTTGCGGTCGGTGGGTAATCGAATCCGACTGCGACGACTTGGCAGTTGACAAGGACTCTGGCTTGCTTGGATTTGAAGGCGGATAGTGCATCGTTCCTCTCCTCGTCAGGCATCGTTCCCCACACACACACCGCTGGTATCCCGTAGTTCCGTGTCAGGTATTCGGTCGCACCCTTGGCTGCGAACACGCTGGCTGTGAACAAGACTGTCTGACCTTCCATCTCGTCAGCGGTGATGATGCAGGCTCGGTGCAGGTTCGCTTCCTTGTTCAGTTCCGCCTGGAGCTTCGTCTGATTGAAATCCCCACCAACAAGGTTGACCTTCGACAGATCCAGCGACTCCACCTTGCTCAGCTTGCAGATGGGAGGCACTGCCCATCCGTTGGCGATGGCCCACTGCAGGTCGTAGTTACAGACTGATCGTTCGTAGAATTGCATGCTTCGCTCCTAAGCATTGGTTGGCCATCCATGCGGAATGGTGTGGCGGTGAATCCAATGACCATCGCTCCTTGGTCTTGGAAATACTTCAGCATCTCAATCACTGGCTCGCTGCACTGCATATGAGCCTCGTCAACAATCACAAGCTCAAAGCCATCGAATCTCCGGTATCGCTTCGCACCTTGGCGGCTGGAGAGCAGCGTCTGCTTGCTGGCCACCACAACCTTGGCGGGCCAGTAGTCGCGCTCGGCAACGAAGTCAGCCATCTCAATGTCTGGGTCTGTGTCGGTGACCTGCCGCACCTTGTCGGCGGCTTGCCAGACAAGCTCACGCATGGGGGCGACGATCAGCGTCCTGCCTTTGATGCGGTCGGCCAGCGCGGTGAATACGATTGTCTTGCCCGCGCCGGTAAACAGGCCGACCAGTGCCGACCGAACGCCTCGGGCCTTCGCATCCAGCAGCGACTCAATCACTTCCGTTTGATAGTCACGTAGTCTCAGCATCCCTACCTCCGTGTAAGAACCCCCGGGGAGAGCGACGAGCGGAGGATCTCGCCGCTCTCAACCCGGGGTCGCGCGTTCGCTAGAAAGCGTCGATGAACTCGTCCTTCTCAGCCTGGTCCTTCTTGCCTCCGACCAGCCGGATGTCAGAAACATTGAGGACGATCTTGCTCCTCTTCTGGCCATCCTTCTCCCAGGTCTGCTGATCCAGTTCGCCTTCGACCAAGACCGCAGTGCCACGGTGCAGGAAGTCCAGCACACCGCCGCCACGCCAATACTCGCAATCCATAAACAGAACCTTGCCCTTCTTAAAGGGGCTGTTCACTGCGATAGCGAACTTGGCCACATCACGCTCACCGGCCTGACGCACTTCAACGTCATTGGTGATGTTGCCCAGAAGAATCGTCCGATTGAAACTAGCCATTGGTCACTACCTCCTTGTCCCACAGCCGAACAAATTCGGCCTTGCATCGGTCATACACATCACGCCCAATCGCCTTCTCCCGAAGACGAAGTTCCACGGTCTTCATCACGCGGACGGCACCAGCGCGGTCGTCAGCGTTCGCAATGTCGGTCTTCCAGCCCTGCTCCAGCTGCAGGTTGCGGATGGCCTTGGTGGGTTCCTGACGCTGCGGTGTCCTCTGCGGAGCCGCCTCGGGACGAACGCTGTCGCCATCGTCATCCGCTTCGCCAGAGAAGCCGCCGGTCAGGGCCATCAGCAGGGTGCGCTTGGCATAGGTCATCGCGGCACCAAACCCCTGCATGTCGCCCTTTGGATTAACAAGAGGGGCAATGCCGGTGAGGTACTGGCCGCTCTTGTGACGAAGCGTCCCAACCACAACCCACTGCCCGTTGACCATCCCTGGCCGGAAGTCCGGCAGGGCGATCCCATTCCGTGTCAGCGGGCCACGCAGAGCGTCACAGCAGGTCGCGTAGCTGCTGAACTTGCTGCGGAAGTGCGGGTTGCTGGCATCCAGTTCAACGTGCTTAAACTCAGCCTGCGCCTTTGCCAACGCCTCAGTGAGTGCGCTGGTGTCAGGCGAAGTGCTGGGTCCGAGAATGTCATTGGAATCGTTCATAGTGTGATTACCTCCTCCTTTTCCTTGTTAGTCCACGCCGGGAACTGAAGCTCCGTGATCTCGCCAACGTCGGCGGATTCGTAGATGCCAGTCTCCCGGCGAAGGCGAACCTCCTCCATCACGCGGGTCATACGCTTGCCCGCTTCCTCAACGATCTCTGTCGGCAGATAGAAGACGCGGCACCCAAAGGGCGGCATCGTCTGAACAAAGACGAACGGCATGCGGAAGTGATCCATGCCCAGAGCCATAGCCCCTTGGACATAGAACCACTCCTGCTCCGCATAGCCAAAGTCGATGGCACTGCGGAACACCTTGTCCCAAGTGGACGAGGTGGACTTCAGATCCCACCACAGGCTGGGGGTGCAACCGTCAGGCCGCACCTTGCAGCGGTGGCCCATCAATTCAAAGAACACACTGACCTGAGTCTCTGTGGTTCGCTCAACTAATTCTCTGGCAGCAGGGTTGGCCAGCAGATGTTCCACCATCATCTCCAACTGCCATGCCTCTTCAGCATTGCAATCGACCAGCCCCTTCCGGTCGGCCTCCAGTTTCCAAGCGTCGTACTTCAGACCCCGTCTGTGCCCGTTGCTGGCAAGGACATCCGCCGGGGGGATGGCGAGAATGTCAGTAAACTTTTTCCCCTCGCAGATGCCGGTCACCAGCGTGTCGAACTTGGTCCCGGTTCTCGTCCCAGCGTTTCCGCTGAAGAGCGAGTAGCCCCGGTCCATCCACTGCTGTGCCTCGCCGCCGAAGCGGTAGACCGCATGCAGGTAGGAGCGACCGAGAAAATCGTTCTGAGTTTGGTAGTCGGAGTTCGACATACCGATGATCTTCCGTGGCAAACTATCCATGCGTACACCTCCTAAAAAGAAGCCGCCTCCGTGCGGCGAATCGACTCCATCCGAAGGTCGCGTCGAAACAAAACGACAGCCCGACCTAACTGTCCAAGAGCGAGAAGCGTGAGCAGAGTGCCCACCGCATGCAGAAAGAGGAGCGTCACCAGCGAGGCTAGGACTGCACCGCGTATGATTCGGGAGATCCACCCCGATGGGGGGATTCTGCGACCGACACTATCCAATTGAGCTAGGGGTGCCATACGGAACTGAATCATACCAGGGGGGTTGGCGCTCTGAAAGTGGGCAATATCTTCACCCCCCGGGGCGGGAATTACACCACTGATTTTCAAACCACAAAACCCATGTCCTTGGCGGATTTTGCGCGAGCCTATGCCCTCCGTGCGGGGGCTAGTCCCGGCTACACGGAGCAACTCGTTGTCCTGACCAAGCGGCTGCCTTGGGGGGTGGGTGATTTGACAATCGACAACATCGATGCCTACCTCACCAAAGCGCTGGGTCATCTCGCCGCCTCCACGGTCCACAACCACAGAAGAATGCTTAGCACCCTTCGCAAAGCCGCCCTCCGGGACGGCCTGTTGGTGGACGATTGTACACGTCCGATCCGCAGAGTCAAACACAATCTTCCGATGGTCCGTGCTTGGACTCACCAAGAGATGGCTCACCTGCTTGCGGTAGCCTCGGAGATGCCGGGGGGTACGCTGCATTGCCCGCACAAAGTGCTGCTGCCCGCGTGGATTCTGGTGGGCTACAGCAGCGGGCTGCGGCTGGGTGATCTGCTGGCAGTCACCTACGACTCCCTGCGGGGAGATCGCTTGGCTACGGTTCTGCAGAAAACTCGCCAGCAACATGTGGTCGTCCTTGACGCAAATGCTCTAACAGCGATTAGCTCGCTACCCCGGAGAGGGCCGAAGATTTTCGGTTCCCTCGTCGGTCGGTCGCGGATTATTGTCGCTATGCGAAATTTGGTCAAACGGTCTGGGCTGACCGGAAGTGGCAAATACCTGCGAAGAAGCAGTGCCACATACGCCCAATTAGCTGGAATTGATCCAACTGGACACTTAGGTCATTTGACCCCGGGGATGAAAAAGCACTACCTAGACCCCGTGATTCTTGCGGATCTGAAACGAGCCGTGCCCAGCATAGAGATGGCTGGGATGCGCTAGGCGTTCTGGACGACACCCAGCATTTGCAGTGGGTCTAGCATTGTGTCGGCTTTTTTCTTTGCCCTAGCCCGCTTGGCGGCTTCAGACTGGATGATCTTGTAGAGCAAATACATCTGCCGCTGCTTCTCGGGCATGGCCCGCAGAACCTCGTCTGGGACCGTCACGTTCTCATAGGTCCGCACACCTGGGGTAGCCGTGAGGAGTTGGTTGAGCGTGTCCCTCGCGGCCAGCTGCCGCGTCCTCTCTTGGTCAACGTCCTGCAGCTTTAGCCCCGTCAGTGCGTTGACTCCGAACTTGGCCAGCTTTTCTGGCATGGAGAGACGTTGGTCGGATAACTGCCTGACGGTTCCCACCAAGCGACTGCCGCCCGGGGAGTTCATCAACACGTTCTCTAGCGTCCGGCCCGGGGTGCCAAGGCTTTGCTCCAGCATGGAGTACAAGTCCGACAGCTGGCGACCGCTGAAGAACTGCCTGTTGGTAGCTATCTCCAGTGGGCCTTTGATGAGCGGGTTGGTCTGGCCCAAGAGATTCAGCGCGGTCTTCTGGGCAGTGTGGCCCAGTGCGTCAAAGGCGTTGTTGCCGACACCAGGCGTGAAGAGATTGATCACGCTCTCAAATGGAAGATCGATGTTGGTCAGGTAGCGGCGCAGGTTGGAGTTGTCACCAAGCCCGATGCCCGGGAACCCGCCCGGGACAGGAATGCTCGCGGACTGCCGCAGGTACTCGGGCGTGAAGTTGTCTTCGCTCGCAGCCCCGGCACGGTTGATGCCACGGATGCTCTGTCCCATCAGACCGGCTGGCTTGTGCAGCAACTGATCTGCGATGAGCGGAGTAATGCCACGGCTGTAACTATAAAACGGCAGAATCCGTTTCAGATAGTCGCGCTCAAAGTTGGTGAACGCTTCTGGGGAATAGTTAACCTGAGTCAGGTCCGCGATGCGTTTCGCCTCAGAGGGCGATGCGCCGTTGCGGATCTGGGTGAGGTAGGTGCCGTAGCGATTCATTGCGTCCGTTGTCTCGGACGTGCGGTCTGCAAGTTCTAGGAGAGGGTTGCGGTTACCCGATCCCGTCCGCGTGGCGAAGATGTTCAGCCAGTCTTTCCAAGAAGCGTTCTTCGCTCGTTCGCCAAGGTCGCTCCATGTCGGCCTAGCAGCGCCGGGGAACAATTCTTTCAGCTGCGTACCGGCTGCATCCGACAGAGTCTCGTCTGTTGCAATGCTCGTCCCAAGACCCTCTCCACCTGCTTCCGTGAGGAACTTGCGGATCTTCTCCTCGTCGGTCATTGGTCGGCGGATGCCGTTCTCAACAACGTCGGTGAACGCAGGGACACCCTCCAGCCGCTTCAGCAATGCGGAGTAGTCTCCGTTCCTCATCAAACGTCCGGCGTTGCGATCTAGCGGGTTGTAGGAACCCTTCATCGCCGCAGCGAATGCGCCAGAATAGAGATCGCGTGAATAGCGTGAGGGCCAAGCGAGGGCGAGCGTCTTAAATGACTTTGTGTAGTTGTCGTATGCGTCACGCAAAGGATTGAGAACGGGGTCTAGCTTGCCCCGTTCCATCACGCGCGAGTAGTCATCGATGAACTTCTTGTTGAACGACACGTTGTCTAGAGGGCGACCCATCGCATTCTCTAGAACATCCATCGCCGTGTCGCCATTCAACCGCAGTTTGGACAGTGCTTCCTGCGGAGTGTAGTTCAGAAGCCCTTCCGCGTCGTCTGCATGGAAGTCATCTGCATGCTGCTTCAGCAGGCCCAGCATCTGCGATGCGTTGCTTCGCACCCGGTCTTGCCCCAACACATAGCGAGCCATCTCGTTGAACGTGTTCTGCCCAAAGATCGGAATCTGCTTGGCGGCATGCTGCGGGTCCATGTTCGCAACAAACCCGCTCAGCTGACGGTACATCTGGTCCCGGTAGGCTTCACGCTGTGCTTCTGGAATCTGGCTGGCAATCGATTTAGCCTGCGCTTCCAATGCCGGGACACGGTGTAGCTCCCCAGCTGCTGTCGCTCGTTTTAGCTCGTCGTTAATTCTGGCCGCATCGGCTGCGAGCGGGTGATCCTTTGGTAGATCGGGGGCTTTGTGGATGTAGTTCCCTTCATCGTCCACAGCATCCATCCAGCCGTACAAATCGGGCGAGTCGTCTGGGAGGTTGTCCCTCCCCCATCCCTCAAACATCTCGCGGGCTTGCTGAAGGTTGGATTCTCTCAGCCCCTTCTGTAGCTCAGCATCCATCGACATGCGGTTGAGGATGTCCGTGCCGCCCACCACGTCTGTGTAGTCTCTTCGCCCACGCCCCATGTTGTCGTTGAACATCACAGGCCGGTCGCCCTTGGCATAGGGGCGGGCGGCGCGGTCTGGTGTAATAGCCCCTGCTGGCCACGCTGCGTTCTGCGGAACGTCAAAGTGCAGCTGCTGGCGAGGGAAGAAGCCAGTCCCGGCCCGGGAGTTGTATTCCTCCAGAGGCATGCCCAGCTTCTTGGCGTTGGCTACTGCCGTGTCCCGATAACCCTCAAAGAATCCGGTGAGTTTTTGGATGGCTGGCATGTCGAACAGGCCAGCCATCTCTTCTGGGACATTCTCAGGCCCATGCTCAAAGTATGTCCGCAGGGCACTGGAGAACTGCGGGTCATTCAGCGACGATCCCGCCTCGCGCAGAGCCTTGTCGGCGTCGTATTGAATCCCAGCCAACTGCTTGCGTCGGGTGGCCATTGCCTGCTGTTCTGCGGCGTGGATGCCTCTGGCCTCCCACTGCCGGTTGTAGTCAGTCATCCCCAAGACTGTCGGATCGAATGCCCTGACCAAATTGTTGGCAATTGGCGCGGTGAATCTGTTGGTCTGCAACCCCTCGCCCAATGCGTCGGCGGTCTTGGCAACGTAATCACCAACCCCTTTCCCAAAGAGATCCGTGGCACCGTCACCCATAAACGGCATGCTGACACGGTTCATCTTGGCAAGCGGTGCAGCAAGCATCTCACGCTGCGCTACGGCATCGTCGGCCACGCCAGCGTTTCGGAAGAACCGCTGTGCTGCTTCTTGGCGAGCGGCAGCGTCTGGGATGTTGTCTAGCAGTGCCTGTGCCGACTTCTCGCGTAGTGCTTGGCGAGGTCCAGTCTTGGCGACGTTCCTAGCATAGAGGTTGAAGTTGTCTAGCAGGCCGGACTTCTGTGCAGCTTGGCCAGCAAGCGTCTTAGCGCCGTGACCAAGCACAGCATTCAGCCCAAGGCTCGCGTAGGTCAACGGATCTAAAAGGAGTTCAGCCCCCAATCCGCCTGCAAAATTCACCCAACTGTCCGTGCTGCCAGCCATGCCGTACTGACGAAGTAGCTCACGTCCATCGACCCGGTCGTCGCTCGTCTCCCATAGGGCAGACAAAGCCTTGCCTGGACCGCCAGACAAACCTCCACGCACAATGGCACCGGGGGTATCTAGCAACCATCCAAGCCCCGCAAGGCCGGATGAACCTTGCGATGCGAGCGACCGCAGGAGGCTGGACTTCTCCTCTTCCGGCATAAGGTCTGCCAGCTGGGGCTTGCGTTTTCGCAGCGGGGCGATCCCTAGAGGATCTATCTCCAAGTAGTCGTCGGGAAGAACTCCGTACTGGGCTTGCTGCTGCAAGTCGCCATAAGGATCGTAGATATCGAATAGCGGGGAGCGTGCCATTCTTTATTGGTTGTACATCCATCCGCCAATGGTTGATACCGGTGTGTTCTGGTTGCGGTCTTGTTGGATGCGCCTCATAACCTTCTCAGCATCGGCAACGGGCATGCCAGTGTCATCCGCCAAACGCTGCGCGGCAATCATCACTTCGTTGTCAGTAAAATGCGTGGACACGCCAAGCGCGCCCGGACGAGAAGAGTAGTGCTGATGTACAAGGTCATCGGCATGCTGCATAATTGCCGGATCGTTCATACGACCAGCCGCAACGGCTTCTGAGGCAAGCACCTGTGGCGGTTTTCCAGAATTAATCTTTTGCTGTAAAAGTTGCTGCTGGGCTGGGTCCATATGCTGGAACCCTTGGCCAGTAGCAACAGCAAGCCCAAGTTTAGTAAGCTGCGCGTTGTGCGCGGCTTCTGCACCTATTGGGGTAACGCCATCGACACCCACCCCAAGCCGCGTAGCCAGGGTGAGCTTTTGCCAATCGCTGACGTTGGGATCGCCAAGCTGGTTGTAGGCGTTGACTGCATTCTTCCTGCCGTTGCTGCCCGCCAACATCATCTGAGATCGCCATGCGTCCCTGCGCGCGTTGGCGTCGTTGCGCTTTGCGCCACGCACCGCCTCCCGGCGACCCTCTGGTGTCATAGCCCGCAATTCAGATTCCGAAAGGCCAGAGGCATTAGCAAACCGAGCGAGTTGCGATTCCTCATTGCGAGCGGCAATTTTCTTATTTAGTTCTTCGCCAGGCCGATAGGCGTACACGGTTCCAGTTGGACCTTGGACGGGCCTTAGCTCCCAGCCAGCGTCTTCTAAGTCCTGCCGAACGCCTACGCGCCCTGGAGTTCCTGGCACTGTGCGTCCGCCGGTCTGAGGCATGCCGCTGGATTCGTAGTTTGTCCCAACCGAATAGGAGACACTGCCATCCGGCGAGTAGACCGGAAACATTCCACGGGCCATCATATCCCGGTCACGCTGCGATGGCATAAAGGCGGCGTCTGGCTGAGCCATATTTCGGTTGGCATCAGTCACCGGAACGCGATCCACATACCCAGCCGCCTCGCTCATCTTAGTGAACTGCCTGCCCTGCGGAACCTTGCTTCCACCTCCAGCCGTCCTCTGACCAGGCTCAGCCTGCGCCATAAAACCTGCCGCCCTAATTTCTTCTGGAGAAACGTCTGGCTCCTCTGCGGGCATGGCGGGCACAGCGGCCTGTGAGACAGGTGCCCCAGTCACGTCGTTGTAGTGGGCTTCAAACCTTGCTTGGCGGTCTGCTGTGCGATTGCCTCGCTGAACACGCTGGGCTAACGCAGCGTTTCCCTGCGGCGTGTTGTCCTCGTCAAACATCTCGCGTGGACGAGGGCCGGACCTCGCAATTTCGGCATCTACGATCTTCGCAGCGTCCTCGGGCGTGTGCCCAGCAGCAACGAGGCGAGCAATCATCTCTTGCCGCGTGACGGCACCCCTCGGCCTAGCTGGGCCAAGCTGGGGGTCAACGGCAATTGGAGTACCGGCGGCAAACAGCGGATCGTTCTGGCTACCCATCATTTCTCCTAGCGGGTCTGCATGGCGTTGCGGCGTTGATCACCCATGGCTTGGAGCCGTCGCACCTCGGCCATCATCTGAGCGGCCTGTGGAACTTCACCGCCAGCCTGCTGCCGCATGGCGTTGAGCTTGGCGATAATCGACTGGGCCTGCATGTGGTAGTCATATGCACCACCAGGCGGCGAGGCGTTGCGGCTCTTGTCGCTCATTGCCAGCAATCGGTTGACATCCGCCATCATCTGCGGAGCTTCCTTCACTTCACCACCAGCCGACCGCCGCATCTGGTTCAGCTTTGCAATCAGTGCCTGAGCCTGTTCCCGTGGGTCCGTACTAGCCGGAACTTCGGGGACTGGACGAGATTGGTTGGCAAGCTCAGCCGTGCCAGACGTGCTGGTCAGGGCTGGCTGGGGGCCGAACAAATCGGTAAGGGCACCACCACCGGCAACGACAGCGCCGACCAGAGCAGCGTCGGTCATCGCCTCGCCAAGCTGCCGTTGCGGAGCCCGTGCGGCATCCAAAGGTTGTTGCGGACCCGGAAGGCGACGCGGCTGCGGACCCGGAAGGCGACGCGGCTGCGGACCCGGAAGGCGACGCGGCGGAGCGGGAATTAGCCCAGTTCCCGGGGAGGGTGCTATGGCAGGGGTGGTGGTGGTATTGGCACCCATTTGGAATCCGCGAGCGCCGTTATCGAACGGGATCATTGCGGTCGGGTTTGTCACTAGATCCCGAACACTCTGACCGGCAGCATCAGAGATTGCGGGGAGCTGTGGGCGGGCACCAGTAGCCATTTCAGAAACGGCCTTGTAGATGGCATCCGGCTGCATGTCGGGCGTGATCACGCCAGCATCCAACGCCTTCTTAATCCATACGGAATTAATGCCAGTTGCCGCAGTGACACCAGACATCCAGCTGCCCATACCGCCAACGGGATTAGCCATTCTTCTTGCCCTTCTTCTTCTTAGGAACATCCGGCAGGTCGTCGCCTTCGTAGGGAAGGTCGTCGTCTGTGACCATCGGCGTATTCGGTTTGCCGTGCATCTCTTCATCTAGGTCGGCCAAATCATTCTTCTGCTTGTGGGGCTTGCCCTCCGCCTTCTCTTCGGCGGGACTCTGCTTGCCCAACTTCGCAACAATTCTCTGCTCGTCCTTGTCGCTGGCAGAAAGCAGCTGCTTCACCAGTCGCTTCAATCCTGCCTGCGTCAGGTCGTCCAAATCAAAATCAATGCGGGCCATTAGTTAAGCAAGCCTCCAAGAAGCGAATTGACAAAGCTCATCTGCTGCTGCTGACGTTGCAGTGCTGCCATAGCGCTGTCGTTGTTTTGTTGTTGCTGAAGCGATGCAAGCTGCTGTGAATACGCCTGCTGCTGCTGGTCGCCCTGCAGCTGAGTGGTGGCGTTTGACACGGCATCCGCAGACTTTTGCGAATATGCGTCCGCAATGCCCTGCACCATTTTCTGAGAAGCGTCTATGCCAGCTTGGCCCCACTGCGCGCCGCCGCGTGAGATGCCGCCACGGTCGTATTGCTTCACGTTGAAGCGCGGGTCACCGGACGCCAGTGCGCTGGCATAGTTGTTGTTGAATACCGACTGAGTCGCCTGCGGGGAAAACCCGGGCGGCTTCTGCTGATTGACGGTTATGGAGTTCTGAATCATTGGAACAGCCCAGAAAGAAGTCCGCTGTATGCATTCATAGCCAAGCCCTGCTTGGCATTCTCAACGTCACGCTGCTGCTTTTGCGCATTGGCCATCGACTGCAGGCCGGTCAGCGTCAGGTCGTCTTGGGCGCGCTGTTGCTGCAGTGCGTACTCCGTATCTGCCCGCTCTGCGGAATGCTGAAGATTGGCAAGACTCTTCTGCCCAAGAGCATTTAGGATGTCTTGGTGATTCGACGGGTAGCCGTATGGCGACTTACGCAGCAAGTCCGCTTTGGCATCTGCCAGAATCGGTGCCGTGGCGGGCGGCGCATTTCGCAAGCCGCTGTTGTAAGTAATCATCTAACAGCCTTAAAAGAAGAACCGAATGCCGTGTTGGGCGCGTCTTGGTTGTGTCGAAGCTGTGCAAGACGCTGCTCCACCATCTGTAGCGTCCGCGCTGCATTCGGGTCACCGGAGTAACCGGCAGCGGAGTAGTCTGCCATGCGCTGGTACAAGGCGGATCGCATACGCTCCAGGTCATCAACGACCTCGCTCTGCCCGCCCCACATGGAAGACTTGCCGATGGTGTTGTTGAATATGCTGTCGATTGCGTTGCTGGAATCGCTGTAAGCGGCCTTGTTGTCATTCCACCCGGAACCCATCTGATTCTGAACTCCGCCGATGCGCCCCGCAGAATCGCCGTATCCATAGGTCAGGCCAGACAAAACATCAGTGACGTTGATCTGGTGCGGATCCTTTGGCTTGGTAAGCGAACCGTAGTAGTCCTGCATGCCGCGCTGCGAAGCGTCCAAGTTCAGCGCGTTAAGACCGTACAGACCGCTGAGAGCCTGTCCCATCATCTGTGATGGCATGTTGCGGGAAGACATGTGCTGGTCGGTCAGCATCCCAACCCCACCCGCGTAGTTGCGATCCAGGCGGTCGGCAATGTCGGTGGAGTTCAGATCCCCGCGCACTGAATCCAGTCCAGCCATGGTGCGATCCAGCATGCCGCTCAGAGCGCCATTGCCCTGCGGGGCCGATTGTCCGGCGGAACCAGAGTCATACGTTCCAGATGCGATGGAGCCGTCAGGACCGTTAGCCTGGAAGCCCCCACCGCCGCCCATGCCACCAAACAGACCGGGAAGGGAGCTTGCAATGCCGAACCCAAGTCCGGCCTTTGCATAAGAATTCCCCAGACTGCCAATAGCGTTGTTGCGACTCTGCCCAAGCTGGCTCAAACCCGTTTGGTTGGCCGCGCCAAGGTCGGACATCGCCTTGTTGTACGCCCCTTGGTTTGCAGCCCACGCTTGCATGGCCGCGTTCGACGCGCTTCCGGCGGCACCAAGGGCTGCAGATCCTATGTTTCCGATAGCGCCCTGCTGGGCAGCAGCGGCCATGGAGTTGTAGCCGTTCTGAGCATTCTGGTTGTTCAGCGCATTAGCCTGCGCCTGTGCCACATTTCCAAGTCCCGAAGCATATGCTCCATAGTTGTTGGCATACGAGCCGCCAAGACCAGCCAGAGCTTGCTGGTAGGCATTCTGGCTTGCAACAAAATTCCCGTAGTTCTTCTGCCGCTGATCGGCAAACGCCGCAGGCTGCGCTATCATCGCCTGCTTGGTCTTGTAGACCTCGGGCAGGACAGCTGCGCCTACTCCAGCGTTGATCTTGTCCCAGCTTTTATTCCAGTCGTCAATCGCAGCCATAGAACCTCCTATTGATTACTGTCCTTCTGGGGCTGTTTTTTACGCGCATTGGAAATAGCCCTGCGAACAAGCACTTTTGCGCCCATTCGGACGAATGGCAGGCCACGGTTGTCGGCCTGCTCTTTCAGCCAATCCAAGATGGTTTCCATGTTTTCGGCGCACCAACCGGGGGTTTCGGCCTCCCGGCGGTCCATCTCCGCCGCGCGGGCATTGCAGGAGCAATTGGGGGTGGAGACGATGCCGATGTACTTCAGCAGTGTTTTTAGCTCAGTCCCCGGGCCACCAGTGACGGGCACTGGCTCCGAAACGGACTGCGGGGCGACATCTGGGCAGGGGTCCACCGTGGTGGAAAGGGTGACTTCAAATATCCCGCTGTTATCATTGACGCAGCTGTCGTTAGCGCGGAATGAAACAGCCCCAGCCCCGGGGGTTCCAGAGTACGAAGTGCCAATTGAAAATACCGCGCCACCTACCTGCATCATTAAACGCATGTGACAGCCAGGGTACGGCGAACAGCCGGGGCAGCAGTCGCATGCGCCGGATGTAACACCGCTTGGAGTGGCGGTGCTGCCGGGACCGCTCCACTGCACAGTGCCGGTTGCGGAGACACTGATGGCTTGGCCCGCAGTAAGGGTCACACCAGCCGCTTGCCAGCCGTTCACGGCGACATTAACTTGGATATTGTAAATGGCAGAGGTTGGTTTACATCCTGCGTCACCGCAGCACTTCTTCCCATCCCCGCAGCCGTCAACGCATGTGC